ACTCTTTGATTCAAGCTATTATTACTTATATAATAGTTATTGGTTCTATTCGTCTCTTATTCTATATAGAGACTGTCTACTTCTAAAATTAAATTCTTAATAATTAATACTTGTATTTATGAAAGCTATTGTAAATAATAAAAAGCATATAACTCTTGTATCTCATACAAATGGAGTTACTATTGTTGAAGCTAGTGGTTGTATAATTGATTTAGATTTTCAATCACTTGCTTCTATTTGTGAGATTGCTGACTTAGGCAATACTTGTACTATTAAAGATTGTGATGAGATTGAATCTCTTAAATCTAATAATAATGAGTTGACTGAACGTATCGAGTTTCTCGAAAAACAACTTACTAATAGTGGTGATAGAGTTACTGAACTACGTAATCAGATAATAGGTCTTACTAGTGAACTTGATATTCATAGACAACGTATATCTCAATTAAATGATGAGTTAAATCGTCGTGATAAGATTATTGAAGAGAAGACTAAAAGACTTATTGAGTTAGAGAATGTTGAATATGAACTAAATAAATGTCGTGAAACAAATAATGCACTTACAGAAAAGTTAGAAAGTAAAACTTCTGATTTAGCTGAAAGAACTTATTGGTTCAGATATTATAGACGAGTATTTCGTACTGTTAAGGAATATCTTAAACCTGATGAAAAATATGGTTTCGATTCAAGTGGTTATAATATTACTAATAGCATTGATAGCAAGTTTGTTATATCATTTAAAGATAGAAGTATTGCTAGTAGAGCTTTTAATGAGTTGAAATATTCTGTTTCTCCTAGAAATGTATTATCTAAGTATGCAAATGATATTATTGAATATAATGTTGGTGCTATGAATATATATTTTATTGAAGGAACTACTCCTGCTGTTGTTCGTAAGTTCAATAATGAAAACTTTACTATTACTTGTAAAGATTTCTATTCTGCGGAAATAATTAATACTCTTCTTAATTGCGGTTTTCCTGTTAATGATATTATTACTTCTTATGAACAATATATAGTATGTAATATCAATTAATAAAATTATTAGTATTGTTTGGTATTTCAATTATTTATCACTATACTTGCACCTGCATTATAAATTTTACGATTATGTATGACAAAGGTGTAGAGTTTCCCATTTGTGGCATAGTAGCTGATATAGACTATCTCGACTGTGAGATGGCTAATAATTGGAATACTGGCAATACGTTAAGCGAGGATAATTTAGACCTCGATTTAGATATAACTCATATTGAAGATTAATTAAATACTAATAGTTATGAATGAAAAGAAAGAAGTTGATGTTCTTAGTAAGAAATGTCCTACTGTCAATGAGTTAAAGACAGAAGTTATTCGTTTACGTAAGTCTAATGAAAAGTCTGATGCTGGTCTTAATTATTATAAGGTCATGTATGAGAATATTTGTAATGAAGATAAAGCTCTTCGTAATCTGTCTTCTAAATTAAGTGCTGCTAATAATCAATTGGAAGCTAATAACAAAGCTCTTAGTAATTCTGTTGAATCACTCAAAATTAAATTAGATAAAGCTAATAAAGCCTATGAAGAGCTTAAAGCTAAAAGACAGTATAATACTGTTGGTTTTGTTATTGCTTCTCTTATTGCTTTAGGAGCTGTTGCAGTTATTATTTTACGTTTAGTATAATGCCGATACGTACTCTATTTAATTAATATCTGACAAAAGGGTTAAATAAATGTCGGTTTCCACTCTATTAAGATTATTCAGGTCGTGAGACTAGAGTAATATTAGTAGAGTTTTTTATTGTCTAATTTAAAAATTTATTATAATGAAAGATATTATATCTGCTATTTTAGCTTGTGCTTTAGCTAGTGGTTCTGATGTTAATTTTATTGATTCTATTAAAGAAGATTATCGTAAGGCTTTTATTAAAGGAGAATTTAATAAAGCTATTCTTGAAGATTTAGAAAATCTTAATGTTAAAGGATTGAATAATCTTCTTGAAGCTATTCTTGATGGTAAGTATTCTATTGAAGATAAGATTAAAGCTGTTGAACAATGGGATAGTATTATGCTTTCTTATATCAAATATATTAGTGATATGAGAGACAGTGCTAAAGAATCTTATGATAAACTTCTTGCTAAATATGAAGCTAGTAAAGCTCCGATTTATTCTGTATTCTATTGTTCTGAAAATCATCTTGTATTCCTAGACAAGAATGATAAGCTAAGAAAGTCTTTTAATGGTAATGCTAAAACTCTTTACTCTGGTAATAGTAAAGGTGAAGCTCGTAGAATATGTGAATTATTTCTTAAAGATTGTCCTGATTTTTATTGTGTAGATTATACAAAGATATATAATAAGTAATTTGCCAATTTTGTTTTATCTGTTTTAGTTAAACTAAAATTAAATTTGTCGTATTGTAATATCTATTATTCGTGAGAATAGTATTTATTGGTTTTATGGAATTATAATAGTGCTGTTCGTGAGAATCGCACTATTTCTTTTCTTGATAGCTCTGATGATGACTAATCTAAGTTGAAACATTGACCAAATGGTTGAAGTAAGGGAAATCCTCTTCGTAAAATGTTAGCTATAAATACATAGTATTTGTGTTTAATACAAGTTTATTAATTACTGTCGTGAGATAGAACAGAACTTAATCTAATTTTTACCCCTAATTTAAATTACTGTCGTGAGATAGAATTAGGACTTTTATAAATATTAATTATTTAGCTTGGAGCAGAAGCGTCTGCTCCTTTTCTATGATTATTAATTAAAACTAATATACCGACATGAATAAGAAAGAATTTACTAAATTGTTTAGAGAGTTACAGAAAATACAGCTTAGTCTGTTGTATAGTACTAAACTCTCTAGTGACCTTTATACTAATTGCAATCTTAACAATACTTCTTATATTAATATATATCTATTTGTTCTTGATATTAATAGAAATATTGATGAAACACATAGTTATAATCTTTATAGTAACGATAGTATTGATAAGAATAAAGCTATTATAGATGAAATTAAGCAAAAGGTTAAACAACTCACAACTCCTCTACGGGGGAATAAGCGGAGCGAAGCGGAGCGGTCAGATGCTCCTATTAAATAACAATTAATACTAAACGTAATGATTAAGAAGAAAATTAAATTCGGAAAGCATGAGAGAAGTTACAAATTAGTAGCTTTTACTCTTAATGTACTTGAAAGTACTAGTGTTAAACTTATTAGAATGGAAGAAAGGAGACGTATTCCTAGTTATGCCCAAGCTCAACGAGTTTAAACAAGATAATGGTAAGCTCATTGTCACAACTGGCAAATGTCTAGTTTGTGGCGATGAGCTTCTTGTATTTGGTACAGATAATATTTATATTTGTCCAAAATGTAAGGAAATACTAGACGGTGGTAATTGTTTAGTTCTTGAAACAATGTTTGTTGAAGATGATAGAATTGTTACTGCTAGAAATTGTATTGTTCCTAAAGACCAAATGCATACTAATGTTCCTATTGTATGTATGCCTTCTGATGAATTTAGTAAGTTATACGAAATATATAAAACTAAAGCTAATTAATATGGTTGTAGATTTAAAACAATGTGTTAATCCTGATAGTACGTTTGATGTATATTTTGAAGGACTTAAAGCTGTTATATCTCATGATGCAGATGTTAATGCTTATCATTGCATTATTATAGATGTTCATGATGATAGATGTTGTGAAATTATTCCGTTACCTAGGATTATGAATACTGATAAGTATAAGATATTCCCCCGTAAAGGAGCGTGTTGTATACAATATCTTCCTAATCAAATTGTTAAATCTTAGTAATATGGGACTAAGTTTTAAACTATCTGCTGTAAATGAGGAAAAGAAGATTCCTCGTGAGAAAGTAATAATGCAAATTGTTGTAGGTACTATTGTTCTACATAACAATGAATATAAGTTCAATCCTAAAGGTACTAATGAACTTATTACATTATCTGAACGTTCATACTCATGTAAAGGCTTTAAGACAATATATACTCGTGCGTTAGATAGTCATGGTAGACCTACTAAGATTGTTAGATGTACTGATGCTTATTGTACTATGCCTAGTTGTTATATTCCATTTAAGATAGGATTACCAGTTAAAGGTTATATTCTTAAATGTCGTGATAATATTGATAAATTTTTATTGAAATGCAATGAATTTTGAAAAGTTTGATGATGCTAAGAAAGATGATAGTGTCTTGAATAGTTTTACTCGTGACCAAAAGATTGCTTATGAGAATCTTGTAGCCTTTATAGAAAAAGGTTATGTTGAAGGTGATTATAGACGTGCACTTATTGGTGCTGCTGGTACAGGTAAAACTTATATGATACGTGAAGTAATAAAGAGATGTGGTTTAGCTAAATCTGTTATTGGACTTGCAGCTCCTACTCATAAAGCTGCTCGTGTACTTCGTGTATCTACTGGATATGCTACATCTACTGTGGCTAGTGATTTAGGTCTAAGACTTAATACTGATGTTACTGATTTTGATGTTAATAATCCTCCTTTTGACCCATTGGCTGAAAAGAAGATTAAACAATATAAGCTATATATTGTTGATGAAGCATCTATGATTGGTATTAATCTTAAAACTCTTATAGAAAGAGAGTGTGAACAGTTTGGCTGTATGCTTATTTATATGGGTGATAACTATCAGTTACCGCCTGTTAAAGAAACTCGTTCGCGTTGTTTCGATAACATTAAGTTTTATACTCTTAGACAGATTGTAAGACAAGAAGAAAGTAATCCTGTTAGTGAATTATTAAGAATATTAAGAAAAGATATTGATAATAGAACTTGGAAGTTCCTAGAGTTTATCAATAGAAATCGGTATGCTTTTGATTCTACTCAAACTAAAGGATATTATACTTGTGGTGCATTTGAGTTTCAATCTCTTGTAATAGACGGATTTTATAATGAAGAATTTACTAGAGATGTTGATACTTGTCGTCTTGTTACTTATACTAATAAATCTGTATCTGACTGGAATAAATTAATTCGTAAGAATATTATTGAAGATAGTGGTAAAGCAATTCTAACTAAGAATGATTTAGTAATGTCTTATAATACTTTTATTGATGATTTTAAAGATACTATTATCGTTAACTCCGAAGATTACATAATACATGATATTAAGAACTTTACTAATAGAGATAATATTCATGGATTTAATGTAACTTTTATACAAGTTAATGGCGGTAATAGAACTAAACCTTTATTTGTAGTAGACCATTCTGATTTTAATAATGCTATGCTTTATTATAAGTTAGGTGAATCTTATATTTATAATGCTATTAATGCTGATAAATATAATAGAACTAAACGTTGGAAAGAATACTATGAATTTAGGGAAAGAAACTTATTATTAGTTAATCTATTAGATAAAGCTACTAATAAGATAAAGTTCAGTCGTGATTTAGATTATGGTTTTGCTCTTACTAGCCATAAAGCACAAGGTAGTACTTATGCTGATGTGTATATAGATATAAATGATATTGTATTTGATACTAGAACTGGTAATCCATGGGGAGATATAGATAATACTCTTCGTAGATTATATACAGCTTGTAGTAGATGTAAAAATCGTTTATATTTGCGTTATGGACAATAAATAAAGTGTAAGTATGAACTCTATGTGTTATGATATCGAAGTAACTAGAAATTACTTCTCGGTAGTATTTGTTGATTTACGTAGTTATCTCAAAGTATTTAGTGATTGTGTCGATAATGATGGAAAAGCTATTCCTCTTGTTGATAAACTTACTATTGCAGAGATAAAACAACGTTTAGAAACAATACCTAAGAAACGTTTTGTTTTATATGAAGATGATGATACTGATTTATTCAGTTTATTATATTGGTTACAACAGAAAGCAGATTATTTCGGATATAATAATCGGAAGTACGACCGCTTAATGTTGAGTGCATTGCTCATGTATTATAATCAATTTGATAAGCCTAGTAAGTTAATCACATTCTTATATGAAACATCACAGAGAGTTATTCGTAGTTCTAATAATGATACTCTTTGGACTGATAATTTTACTTCTCTTATACTTCGTAATAACGTGGCATTTCGAGACTTAGATTTGTTCCAAATATTTAGGTTAGACCATTATCATAAAAGTCTTAAACAGACTTCTATTAATATTAAATGGTATAATCTAAAAGAATATACTATGCCACCTATTGGTGATTTAGATAGACATTATTATCACGAGAGATTACCCGAAGCAAAGGGAATGACTGATAGAGAACTTAATATTCATTATCGTAATGTATTTGAGCGATTTATTCCTAAAGAATATCTTAATGAAATGGCTGATTATAATGACAATGATGTATATATTGTTGCCGAGCTAATCAGAATGAATCAGGAAGAAGTTCTTTTAAGGTATCGTATTAGTGAAGAATATAAGGTAGATGTGTATTCTGCTAGTAGAAGTACAATAGCTGATAAAGTTATTGTTAAACTATATAGTAAGTTTACTGGTCTACATCCTAAAGCCTTTATTGATACTAAGACAATACGTAGGAAAATTTTGGTTTCCGAAATCTTGTCAGATAAAATCGCATTTTCGACCCCTGAATTGAACGATATTTTGTCGGGCATACGTTCGCTAACCCTACGTGGGGAAAAGGGCGAATTTGACAGGGAATTTACCTTCATGGGCACGTCATACACTATCGCAACAGGCGGTTTACACTCAAACGAGATTCCGAACATTTACCATAGTTCTGCTGATTATTCAGGTGCTATTGATATTACTGTTGGTAATCCTTACGATAGTAATGGTGCTGTTGGAGTTAGTACTTCTGATATATATATCTGTGACTTTGATATTAATTCAATGTATCCTAATATTATTAGAAGTCTTAAAGTATGTCAGAAACATCTACTTCCTAAAGCATGGTTTCGTATAGCTGATACTATTGTTGATGAACGACTAGAACATAAACATTTAGCCAAAGATAAATCTCTTGATGTTATAGAAAGAGATAAACATGCTACTGCTGCTGCTTGTCTAAAGATTGTAGCAAATGCTGGTATATTTGGTAAAATGGGAAGTGAACAATCGTTCCTATGTGATAAAAAAGCAATGTATCAAGTAACTATTAATGGTCAATTATTTCTATTGATGTTAATAGAAAAACTTGAACTTGCAGGAATTCATATAATAAGTGCTAATACTGACGGTATTGTTTCGATAATACCTAAAGATAAGTTTGAATTATATTGTAATCTTTGTCATGAATGGGAAAAAGTAGTTGGTTTAACTGGTGAATTTACTCCTTATATTAAATATGTTACAGAAGGAGTAAATAGTTATCTTACTGTTAAACCAAATAATGGCAGAAAGTTCAAAGGTAGAATGAATCCTAAGATGTTCTTAGAGGATTTATCTAAAGGATATAATTCTCCTATTGTAGCTAAATGTGTTACTGAATACTTTATTAATGGTACTCCTGTTATGGAAACTCTTAGAAATGCTAAATCTATTCTTGATTTCTGTCGTACTCAAAATGTTAATCATAAGTATAGACTAGAGTTTACTCATGTTGTAGACGGAAAGATAAGAACAGATGTAGTGCAGAGGAATACAAGGTTTTACATCTCCTCTACGGGGGGAACATTGATGAAAGTTGAGAGTATGGGCTGGAATGAGCGTAACGAAGAACAAGTTAAGAAAAGTTCTCTATGTGCAGGTCAACGTGTTTCTATATGTAATATTGTTGATGATACTGATATATCTGAATTAAATGTTAATTACTTATATTATTATAATGAAGCTATGGCTATCATAGAGCCAATAGAACAAAGTCGTAATAATAAAGGTAAAGGTAAACGTTTAGTTAAGAAATACTATGGAATGAGAAATACTTTATTTGATTGATAAAATGGATATAAGAAAAGTATGTATAAATAATTTAGGGAAAGAAGTTAACTATGATAGTTTTAAAGGAATGGTAGTAGGTTATAATATACTATTAGAATGTTTAATCTTATCTTTTGTTGAAAATATTGGTTGGAATACTATTGAATATACAGATATTATTCTTCTACGTAGTCCTCTCAATCGTAGTTATGCTCTTGTTTATCCTAAGAATTATAAAGAATAACTTATATTATGAATGATGTAACCGATATTTATAATGAAGCTGCTAATAAATGGTCTGCTAACAAAGGCGTGGGTAGTATTATTCTATCCGAACCACTAAGTGTAATGAACTTTGTTACAATGGTGTTAGATAAAATGGTAGCTAAAACTCCTGATTTAACGTCTCTTATTATAACAGAGACTATGGAAGATAGGGCTAACATTAATTATTATCTTGATAATACTTCTGAATTTAAAGAGATTCATAAACAATTAATAACTGATAAGCGATGTCTTATACTCACTCGTGATTATGTTGAGCGTTCTCCGTATAAACCTAGTCCTAGTAGTCATAAAGATGTACTTATTACTATTAATGTAAAGAAGTTCAGAAAGATTGCAGAGAAATATAGTGGTAACTATTTTAAGTTTAAACTACTTGTTACTAATGCTATTGATAGTGTTGCTGACAATGCTGTACTTATGTATAAGTATGCTCCTAAAGTATATGAAATTAATTATGCCCACTTAATTAATCGTTCTATTCATTCCCCCATAAAGGAGTACCAAAAGGGTGTTATTCTAACTGATGCTGATAGAATCTATTATGATAAATGCAGCCAATATATTAATGAAAGTATTACTATATTTGGTACTTTTGAAAAGTTAGAAGAATGTCGTGTTGGTAATACTAGACTTAATATCGCTGCTGAAACTTGTAGATTACAAGTAGCGGAGAGTAATGGTTGGTCTGCTAAAATGGATATGACTGATGCAATGTGTCGTAAGATTGATGAATTATATAATCCTAGTGCTTTAGTTGAGAGAGTTACTCAAACTTATAATATTATTAGAGAACGTACTAAGGTAGTTACTGATAATATTGTTAAGCTAGATGTAATACTTGATATAGTTAAGGAAAATATAGGCAAAAGAATACTTATTATTTCAAAGAATGGAGTGTTTGCTGGTAAGATAACAGAGTACCTAAATGCTAATATAAAATACGAAGGTAAATCTATTATGACTAATGGTGAAATATTCCAAACTGGAATGAGTATTCTACAATATGACTATTGCGGAAACTATCATAACGATATGGAAGGAATACAGGCTTATGATAAGAGAGGTAAACCGAAAGTATATAAAACAGGAGCTAAAATCGGACAACCAGTAATCATGCAGGCAAGAGCGCAGAGAACGCGAAATTTGGAGCTATTTAATGACGACTATATGAAAGTACTGTCGGCAAATAATTCTATTGATACGAGCTTTATAGGAGTTGTAGATATAGTGATTTTCACTTCACCTCTTTGCAGCTCAATACGAGACTTAAAATATCGAATACCTAATCTATCTTTTAGTTCTGTACCTAATATAATATATAAGATATACTGTAAAGGTACGAACGAAGAAAAGAAGCTAGCAGAAACGAAAGGAGGCAGGGACTATGAAATAGTTAAAGATAGTGAAAATGATTTCATAATAGGAGAATAATAGATGCTAATCTTTGGAGTTATAAAAGAAATTAGTATCTTTGTAGAGTAATCAATAAGCGACCTTTGAAATAATGGAAGAAGTAAAGACAGAGAATGAAAAAACTCTAGCTAAGACAGAACCAAAAGCAAAACCTACTAATAATAGTATGATTATAGCTTCTGCTCTGAATACCCTAGACATTTACAATCCCGATGATAGGAGTAAGTTAGAGTTGTATCTGAAATCAGTAATGTCTAGTGATAAGTGTGGTATTAAGACTATTCAAGATGGTCTTGCAATATATAGTCGTGCTAAAGAACTAGGTTTACCATTTACTAGTTGTATTGAACACCTAGGAGTTATTAATGGTAAAACTACATTAGACGTTCACTTAATTAAAGCGTTATTATTGAAGGCAGCTATAACATGGGAATGCACTAAAGATTATATAGCTCTGTATGAATATACAGACGGTAATAATGTTTATATTGATAGTAAGATACCAGAGTATTGTAGGAGATTCAAAAGCAAGAAAGAAGCTGATGAATTTAATGCTAGTTCTGATAATGATGAAATTGGTATTTATCCAGTTAGAAATTATCAAGATTATAATGGTACTATATATAAGGAATATCAGTTAAATAATAAGTTCGGAGTTGCAGCTAATCAACAACAAGCTAAAGATTTTGCAGCTAAAGGATTAGTTCCAATCTTCCGAATACCTAATGTTCCTTGTGATTATATTACTGAATATAAACTTACTCGTGTAGTAGATAACAGAGTTATTACTAGTATAGGACATTTTAGTTATAGTGACGCTGTAACTGCTGGACTTGCTAGTAAAGATACATATACTAAATATATGAGAACTCTTATTGGACATAGAGCGTTTACACTAGCTGCTCGTGATATAGCTGCTGATGTTATACTTGGTTGTATGGAAACAACAGAAGCTAAGATAGTAAACAATATGAATATCAGTGATGCTGATATTGTAGAGATTTGATAGTGATAGAAGTCTAACTATTACTAATCAATAGATACGAAATAAGACAAAAACTAAGATAACAATAGGCTTTAAGCCTAGTATTAATAATTATTAATCATTTAAATTTTTACAACTATGGGACTTCAATTTGGAATGTCAGCCGTACAAAGCGGTAAGAGAGCAATGCAAGCTAGTAACGAACCTACATTGACTGCTAACAGTACTAAAGCTAAGTTTAGCTTGGCAGGTGCAGTAACTCGTATCATGGGTCTTGTTCCCGGTGATAACGTACAGTTTGTTAGTAATATTGCTGATATTGATGCAGCTATTGCTGAACGTGATGCCGAAGTAATGGCATGGTGCGAAGAGAACAATGTTGAGTTTGGTACAGAAGCTGCTCGTGCTGCTCTTATTCAGAACTTCGGTGAATATGGTATCTGTAAAGGCATACCTTTGTTCGAGAAGAACGGAGAAATCAAACTTGCAGGTGTTCGTATGACTGCTGAACAGAAAGCGGCTGCATTTGAACTTAACAAAGAAAGAATCGCAGAAGAAGTTGGTAAGTCAGTAGAAGAAGTTACTATTGATGACTACAATCCTACTACTCGTGCTTACTCTGGTGCTCGTACTTCTACTTCTTCCAATCTTACTGGTCTTGGTTTGCCATTGACTTTCTCCGATTCTTCAATGTGGTCGGAATTGAAAGAAAATCTCGGTGACGAAGCAGAGAAGTTTAATCGTGTATTTGAAGTTAACTTGAACGAACCGTTCGTAGTTGCTGTTGAAACTGGTAAAGTTATTGGTGATGAAAAAGAAACTGTTGAAGTTAACGCTTATAAGATTTCTTTCAAAGCCGATGAAGAACCGATTGCTCGTCAATCTTCTAAATAAGAACTTCTTCCGGTTAGATAAAAGCTAGATTATAAAGAGCTAAATTCTTAATTGAATTTAGCTCTTTTTTATTTGGCTATGATTTAAAAAATTATTATATTTGGAAACTTTGCAATAAACAACAAGCCTGTACAACTTGTTGTTGTTAGTATTAATCTTTATAAAAACAAATTTTATGAGTACTCAAAAAGAAGAAAGTGCTAAAGTAGAAGAACCAGTAGTTAATCAATCAGCTAATAATGCTGCAACTACTGCAACTAAAAAGCGTCGCAGAGGTATTAGTAATGAGACAAGAACTACTGCTCGTAAGAAATTCTCTCATAAAGATGCTATTAATAATCTTTGGTTATTTGTTGGACATCTTCATGCTCGTGTTGCTTGGGTAACTATGAAGGAAGATAACAATATGCGTCCAGCATTTGCAGGAAAAGCTATTCCACAGCTTGTTATTGAAGCTACTTCTCTTCATACTAATCCTGCTGATGTTCGTGTTGCTAGTAAGACATTTTGGCCCTATGAAAGTAATGTTGACTATATTCCTGGCGGTTCTAAAGAGAAGTTTATTAATATGGACTTTGCTTGGATAAAACACTTCCTTGATGTGGTTGTATTCAAAGGTCGTGAAATGACTGATGAAGAATCTGAAATGCTCGAACTTGGTTATGTTGATTATGACGATAATGGTCAGTATGAACCAGTTGAAGTAGAAGATGTTATCAAGGCTTGGGGAGTTCTGTTTGACAATGTAGTTAAACTTGTTGAAACAGGTGGAGAAAATGGTAAATCTGCATTACTCGATAAGACAGGTAAACCTAGACAATTCTGGTTCAGACTTAATCGTTATTATAAGAACAAAGGTGATTGGGCTTTCTCCGGTCAAGGTTCAGAAGAAGGCGATTTGGTATTCCCAAATATTGTAGGTCAAGGAATCTTTGAAGAACAGTTCATGATTGATGCCAATCATTTCAAAGAACCAAGTCTTATGTTTGACATTACTAAAGAACGTATTGCTCCAATGGAAGGTGTACAATCTAAACAAAGAAAAGCTCCTAATCTTGGAACTGCTGCCGGTATTGGTGGTATTCCTATGGGTGCAGGAATTGTTAATCCGAGTATGCCTATGGGTGGTTTTGCAGGTGGTGTAGCAGGTGGATTTGTTTCTACTGAAAGTTCTGCTTTTGCTCCTGAAACAGAAGATAATGGTGGACTTCCATTCTAAGTAATCCAAATATATTTCGTTAATAATGTTATAAGCCTAGTGTAAAAGCTAGGCTTATTTTATCTAGTTATACTATGCGTAGAGGAATAAGACAAGACTTAACAAAAGAGTTTATATTATCTAAAGTTAGTCAAGAAATGATTATGGCTAAATATATGGGTATACCTATATCCGTAGTTAATAATTGTGTAGAAAATAATGAACTTATTTGCTCTCCTTTACGTGTTGATAATCATCCAACATTTGGTTTTGCTTTCAATAATAAACATAAGCTAAAAGCTCGTGATTTTAATGGTTCTTTCTTTGGTGATTGTTTCGACCTAGTAGCTTATGTACTAAGTTTTAAAACTGGTCGTCATATAAATGTTGCTAATAAGGCAGATTTCTATTATATATTAAAGCATATAGCTTATACTTTCCGTAAGATAATATATGATGGAGAAGTAGATGAAGAAAATGAAATCTTACTTAAACAAGTAATATCTAAAATCAAAGCTAGTAAACCAATTATTGAAATAGCTATTAGAACTTGGACTAATAACGATAAGAATATTTGGGGACAATGGGGAGTTAGTCTACATTGGCTTAATACTCATTTTGTCTATCCTGTTGACCAAATGTATATTAATAGGTATTGTCAACCTAGTTCTAAATATACATATAAGGAATCAGACCCTTGTTATGCTTATGTTACCGGACTTGATAGTAACGGTATTTATAATATCGAATGTTATTTTCCTCTTCGAGATAGAAGTAAGGGAGAAATCAAGTTTATAACTAATCATAATGGTCTTGTTGGAATACTTAATCTTGATAAGTCTAAATATGATATAATTATTATTACTAAATCATATAAGGACAATCTAGCATTAAGTTACTGGTTACATTCCTATCCTTTACGGGGGAATTTGTCAGAGTCTCAAATAGGAGTAATTAATGTTACTTCGGAGAGTTATGTTCTCAAAGATTACGAATATAACTGGCTTCAATCTAAGCTAAACGACAATGGAATACTTATTTCTTTTTTTGACAATGACCTGACAGGTGTACGTGGTGCTCGTAGGTTACGAAAAGAATATGGTATTATACCTATTGTTATTCCAAGAAGTTATGGTGCTAAAGATTTCTCGGAGTTAGTTAGTATATATTCAAGAGAAACTATTAATTCGTTTATAGAACAAACTGAATCATTATTTGAATATGAGTAGAGAAGAAGAATATGTGTCATTTCCAAAGGCACAAGAAGAACGTAGAGTAATTGATTTTAATTCATTTGCTCCATTAAAGAGAATAGCTATAAACAGTTTCGGTAATAGCGGAAATGTTTATAGCTATTATTTTATGTATCCTTTAACAGATGAAGAAGAGAAGTATCTTGATGATGTCAGACAACAAATGATTGATAATCCTAATACTTTAATTCGTATCTCTCTTTCTGACGGTACACCAATTGACTTTTCTAAGATAAAGATTTATGGTAACTTTGAGTTTGATAATCCTGAACACTTAGCTATCATTAAGAATTACTTAGATAAAGATATGTATAGTAGTCATAAGATTCCAAGAGAGTTTAATTATGAAACTAATACATCTGTATCTAAAGGAAACTTTATACAGTGGACTGAAAGTACTGATTATCTAAAGTGTTTCAAGTTCTATCATGCGAGAATAGGTAAACCTAAAAAGTATATAATTGTAAGACTTACAGCAAATGAAGTTAAACAACGTAAATCCGTTTAGTTATCAGTTAGATGCTTCTGATATAAGGATGATTCAACACAATCTTAAAGTTAATGGTACTTCCAATACTATTGCTAGTTATCTTCATGAATTAGATTTACCTAATTATCCTTATATTCAAACTATTCATTTTAGATATAGATGGATAATGGCAGCTCTTATATATATAGGTTACGATAAAGAATCTCTTGAAAAGATTCATGAATCTAATCTTAAATATGAAGAAGTTAATCCTCCTATTGTTTACGAAAAGAAAAGGGGAACTAATAAGACTAGTAAACGGATTACCAAACCTTCCCCCATAAAGGAGCTGAAATCTGTTACATCTTCCTCTCCTAATCCTAAAGTTAGGATTATTGTTATAGATACTAATAAGTCTATGATAATAGATAGAGAAGTTGCTATTGGTCTTATGCGTGAACAACCTAATAAATATAAAATTGAAGAAGTATGAGTGAATCGAAAAGTATTACTCTTTATAAGCGTAATGCACAAGGTAAACCTATCTTTTGGTCAGCAGAAATACTAGGTCATAAGATAATTCTAAAGTATGGTATTGTTGGTAAGACAGGTACTACATCTGAATATATTCCGCCTAGAGGTGTTGAGAAAGAATGGAAAACTATTGTTGCTGCTAAACGTAGAGAAGGTGGTACTGAATTAGGAGAATTATATGATAATACTCCTGCTGAAATAACAAATGAAGATGATTTATTTAATTATCTTGATTGTTATCTTCCTAAGTACAATACTAATAATGAAGGTTTTGTTCTTCCTATGTTAGCTAAGATATATGAATATAATAACGAACAGGGACTATTAGCTCAAATGAAGATTAATGGCGTTCGTTGTAATATATCTGCTGTTATGCGTGGTGAAGGATTCTTTAAAACTAAAGGACTTGTATTTCGTAGTCGTAAAGGACTTGAATATAAGTGTCCAGTATTAGAGAATGTAATACTGAATGAAGTACTTACAGACAGACAGTTCAATCGTATGTTAGAAGATAATTTAGTATTAGATGGAGAGTTATATATTCCCGGTCTTGAACTAAATGATATTCTAAGTGCTGCCGAGAATCTTAAAAGTCCATATAATCGCTTTCTTCAATTTTGGTGTTACGACTTAGCTATTGATGATATGATTCAAACTAGTCGTATATCATTATTGAAGTCAGAGTTTGGTAAGTTTAAGATGCCTAATTACGTTAATGCTAAAGCTATTCTTGATTATCACATGAATAATAAGAAACGTTTCGTACTTATTCATACTTACGATAATCTTAATGGAGATGAAGATATTATTAAATATCGAGACCTCTTTGTTGAAGCTAAGTTCGAGGGAGCTATTCTTCGTAATCCTTATGCTACATATCAATTTGGCAAACGTAATTCTACTATGTACAAAAGTAAACCAATACTAGATGGTAAATTCAAGATTATTGATATTATTCCCGAAGGAGCTAAACGACCTAAGTTTAGTAAATTCGTTCTTTGTAATGATGTTAATGGTGAAACCTTTGAATGTATGCCGATTGGTGATGCTTCTACTCGTGAAAGTTATCTTCTTAATAAAGATAAACTTATTGGTAAGACAGCGTTTGTCGAATATAGATGTAGGTCAGGAGTGAAGAATGTCCCGAGTCATGGGAATTTAATTAAAATACTTAATAATGAGCCTACTGGATTACCAAATAATATCGAAGAAGAAAGTTAATTATAATAAATCTTATATAGACTATAAGAAGAAGAAACTGATAATAAAAGATATACATCTGAAAGATAAACTAAAGATGTTATTAATGGTTAAGTTCGACCCAGTGGAAGGACAAGAATCAATATATCTAGGTTTTTTTACAGAAGATGTTCAAGGTCAATGCCGAAATGTATCTGTTTCAGATTATGGTTATTATTCTGTTAATGCTTCTGATATAATACGAAGCCTTCGTGTTACATCTGATACTAACGTTAAGTTAGAAAAAGAAGAAGAGGATGATACCCTTATAGTATATAAGTTGTTAAAGTAAGTCATGGTTTGATACCTTGCCCTATTGTTAGTCGAGAGATTGGCAGTAGGGCTTTTTGTTATTCCCTTGTAAAGTTAGTGTTTCTATTATATACTCTGATTGTGAGATAAATCGTTAGCTTATACTCAAAGAGGACTGTCGGAAGTATACAGTAACGACACTTCTTTATAGGGGAAATCAACGAGAATACCCGATATTTCGTCTCTGTACGATTTACTATACTTACCTGAACAACTATATTATTTTTGCATTGCGTTTAACAGTGAGCCTTAGAATCGCTCTCTGCGTATGCTGAAAAACAGTAAGATTTTCTTTGCTCTGATAATAAGATTGATTATATTTGTAAAACCGATAATGGAGAAAAAGCAGATAAAAGCTAAATATATAGTAGTTAAACAACCTGATGATAATGTTGTATATAGAAACAATATTAGATTCATATATATTGTAATAACCCGTGAAGAACTATCTAAGAAAATCGACAATTATCTTGATGGTAAGATTAAAAGGACTGCTGGTGTTTATGCTCCTCTTGATTTGTTTGCCCATCTTGCTAAGCGTAGGAAAGTGTATTCTTATGAAGAAGCTAAACAACGTGCACGTTATTTAAATAGAAAGTATGGAAGAAGTTAAAAATTTAGTTAGATTTGTTACTATTCCTAATTTTCCTAATTATTGTATAGGAGAAGATGGAAGAGTTTGGTCTGATAATCGTAAACGTTATCTTAAATGGTATCGTGGTAAAGGTTGCGAACGACCTCATGTTACATTGTTTCACAATGGTAATAGTGCTAAGCTATTTATAGCTACTCTCGTTGCTCAAGCATTTGTTACTAATCCTAAACCTAATGTATATAAATATGTTAGGTATAAAGACGGTAACAGTGCTAACAATCATTATGCTAATATTGAATGGTGTAGAAACCAAACTGGAAGTAAGTATGGAAAATGAGATAAAAAGTGTTTCAGATATTATATCTGAAATAAGTAAGAAAGATAAGAAGAGACAGGTATTTATTCTTACTAATCTTATAAATCAGTTAAAAAGTACTCGTACAGAAGCTAATAGCAATTACGAAGATTGTCGACTTTCTTATACTCGTAGAACAGATAATTATATTGGTAACTTTAAGCTAATGCTATTTAAGAAACAATTAGATTGTCTGGATATGATTATTGAGAACTTAGATTCTTATCTTGACGAATTATTAAGCAAATAGTATGGATAGAGCTAAAATCTTTCAAAGTGTCATTAAAGGAACTAATTTCTTTACTCCTATTATTGATAGTTATCATACTGTTGGTAATCATATTATAGAGCTAAGTTGTTCTGAAAAAGATAATCAACATGGACTCTATAATAGAGAAGTTAATGGTATTAGTTTTAAAGGTACGTATGGTGTGACTGTTATTACTAATAAAGGTAATGGGTGGGAACGCAGTATTAAGTTAGATAAACTATGTTATTCTCGTGAAGAAGCCATAGAATATATTAAATCATTAGGAGATAAAGAAGATGAAATTTGATAATCCTTATAGTATATTTCTTGATGATAGTCCTCTTGAATTAGTATTTCCTTCTAATAATAGTTACAAAGGAAGTTCTACTAAAGAAGGTTCTAATTCTAAAGCTATTGCTAAGAGACGTAAACGTAATAAGAATAAGAAAACTCATAGAAATGCAAAACGGTGAAATAATTCCTATGCTTATTGCTAGGATAAAACAGAACAATACTGATAACATGGTTATTCGTTCTAAACTTTATAGCTTATTAACCGATATTACTAATAAGTTTGATGAAGTTATTAGAGCTGTTCCTCGTATCGAAGACTTTCAAAATATGTCTAATGAACAAGTACTTGAACATTATTATCTAAGCGTTGGTGCTGAAAGTCTTTGGGATTCTCGTGAGCTTATTATGAAAGCTATATCTGAACAAAATAAATTAATTAGAGAAGAATATGAGAACAGTAATAAAGGATAAAGAACTTGGTAATATAGAAATAATTACTCAACAATATGAATCAAGTCTTTATGTAGCTATTTATAAAAATAAGAGATTAATTAATCAATATGGAAGTAATCTTAAAGAAGCTGCATATCATAGAAAAGTTCGTATTAGAGCTATTAAAAGAGGGGATACTATTGTTGAAGGAAATGTTATCGAAACTAAAAGTAAATATCCAATAAATGTATTTGAAAATGAAAGTTCTAAAAAAGTTAGTAAGTAAACTATTAAAACTAACTAAAAAGGATAATTCTCCTAGATGCCATAATTGTGAAAGACGGGGAACTATGGATTGTCCTGTTAGTTATATGTGTTATTCTACTAAAGATAAACCTTATTTTAAATCAAGACATAATGGGAAGTAGTCTATTTAGTATTAAAGCAGAGTTGCAGGATATTATCTTGCAACTCGAAGAAGGTGAAGCAACAGAAGAAATTGTTGCTAAACTAGGTATTACAGAAGATAATCTTAAAGACAAGATTGGAGATTATCTTCAAGTAATTAAACGTTATCAGTGTGACGTTAAAGAATGTAGTGACGAAGTTGCTCGTGTTAACCAAATTAAGAAAACAAGAAATAATACTCTTGAACGTCTTAAAGATGCGGTTCTTGAAGCAGTTCTTATGTTTGGTTCTACTGGTAAATCCGGTAACAAAGTAATCGAAGGTAGTACTTATAAAGTCTATTCTCGTAATACTACTGTTACTAAGTTAGACGATGTTCGTATTGCCGACATTATCAGACACTTTATGGATATAGTTACTGAATATCTTGCAAGTACTGAAATTAAGGAAAGTCTTAGTATTGAGTATCTATCTCGTATTATCAGTGCTCACATGAAAGCTGAAAGTTCCCCCATAGAGGAGCAGGAATCTGAACAATCTTCATTTGTAGATGTTACTGTTGACGATGTGTTCTCTATTGATACTGAAATATCAATTCATATTCGTTTATCAGAACTTGCAAATGTTACTAATTTTAATCTTGCTCAATGGATTGGACAAAATCCTCATAAGGTAGAATTTAAGTCTTGTACTAGTAAGTCTATTATCGCAGCTAATTTGAGTATGGATGCTGACCTTACTATTGCTAAACAAGAAAGTAATACATCATTAATAATTAAGTAATATGTTTGAAGTAGAAGATTGGGTAGAAGAACTTATTCAAAGAATAATGAATGCCTTTGGATGTACTCGTGAACAAGCTATGATAGAAATCAGTAAATACATATAATTATGGAATTTAACTTTAGAGATTCAAGTTATAGAAGTAAATTCAAAGCAAAAGGAATTGCTTGGAGAGGTAAAATAGGTATAGATGTTAGCGATTGTAAGACAACAGAAGAAGCTATTGTAAAAGCTAAACTTAATTATACAGTTGCTAAATGTCAATTGTCTGCAAAAATGCCGGCACATGATAATGGTGCTAGTCGTGACGGTTCTATTTTTCCTAATGTAGTTAACGGCTTTGAATTTGTTGATGTTCCTGGTGAGTTTGCAACTTATCGTACTGATACTAATATTCCTCTTGGGAAAGTAAAGTCTCGATACGAAGTAGTACAAAATCAAATGGCTTTTGGCTTCTTTGATGATGCTCTTGGTGGTAGGGTAAAACTTGACCGTGCAGGATATTTTGGTTATGGACAAAAGATATTTATGTCAGCAACATTTGATAAAGATATTAATATTGGTGGTGTTAATGATACTATTCAACATTATTTTGTCTTTACTAATAGCCATGATGGCGGTAGTGCTGTACAAATGATGATTACTCCTGTAAGAGTTATTTGTATGAACGCTCTTCATTCTGCTAAAATATCTGCTGAAAGTTATATATCTTTCAGACATAATAAAGGTGTTAATACTAAGATACTTACTGTTCCTGAAATACTTGGTCTTACTGAACGTAAGATAGAAGAGGAAGAAGATATGTACAAAGTGTTGTTTAAGACCAAAGTATCGGATGAAGAAGTAAAGAAGTATCTGTCGGCAACTTTCCTTACGGGGGAAGAATTTGAAAGAGTAGATGAATTGAATCTATACAATGGTTTATTCCGAAGAAACAATTCTGCTTTTGAAGCTGCTGAAATATCTATGCAGAAACTAAATACTCTTTGTGATACTTTCGAGTATTATCAAGAAGGTGTTGGACAAAGACAGATAGCAGGTACTGCTTATGGTGCTTATAATGCCGTTACTGGTTACTTCTCTAATGTCAAAGACTATAAGACAGAAGAGCTTCGTTTAAAGAATACTGTATTTGAGGGTGACTATAATACTAGTCTTAAAGCTCTTAATTACGCATTGGCTGGTATATGGGAATAAAGAATTTTATTAAGAAACTAATTGGGTTATTTACTGTTCCACGTTGTCCTAATTGTGGTGCTAGACTAGAAGAAGTTCCACGGGAAGAGGAAAATGACCCAATTGCTTTTAAGTGTATTAATTATGGTAAAGAATGGAGTTAGAAACCGTGTTAAAAACAATCTTATTAGATGTCCCTGTTATAGAATGTTTTATTCAGATTATAATAACTTGGATAGCACTAAAGATTACTAAGGAAAGACTAGATGATGAAGTAATAAGTACAGTTACTCTTAATTGTGCTTTATTTTTTATTCCGATATTAGGTCACGCTCTATTTGTAATATTTATAATCAGGTTTGTTCATTTATTAAAGTATCTATATGGAAAAGAAGAATAAAGTCAGAACTTGTGGTAACTGTATTCATTTAGTAAAGAGAGAAAAAGGTTGTTTTTATAAACATTATACGTGCTTAGAAAGAAGTAGTGATACTATTATTACTTCTTGTTATAGAAGACCTAGTATTCCAACTGATTGTCCTTATCATAAATTTAAAAACAATAATTATAATGAGTAAATTAAGTAAAGCAATAGCTAATGCTATTATTGAATTTAACAGTGGTTTATTAACTCAAGATGAACTCTTCGATAAACTAGAACGAGACATTGATAATGTCTCTGTTAAAGTATGGCGTGAAGATAAATCTGTTCCATTGCCTACTTATGGTAAAGAAGGAGATGCTTGTTGTGATGTCTATGCTAAGAGTATAGAATATGATGCAGACAAAGATAGATTTATTATTCATACAGGATTACATTTTGCTCTTCCTGATGAATATGAAATGGAACTTCGTCCTCGTAGTAGTAATACTAAAACAGAATCTTATATGCCTAATACTCCTGGTACATTAGACTTTGGTTATAGAGGCGAACTTCTTGTAATCTTTAAGAATCGTACTTCTCATCAATTAATTAGAATCATTAGTAATTTCGAGAATGCTTTTAATAATATTGTAAAACGTATCGATAATGATGCTTTTAATTCTATTACTTATGCAAGACAAGACTTTGATAAATTAAATAAAAGAGAAGTATTTCCTTATAAAAAAGGTGACCGTGTTTGTCAACTTCTTGTTCGTCGTCGTGAAAAGATTACTTGGGATGAAGTTGAAACTCTCGAAGAACTTGGTACTACTAAAAGAGGTACAGAAGGATTTGGTAGTACTGGAAAATAAACTAATTACTAATTTTAAACAATAAATAATTAAATTATGAAAGCAATTGGAATTAAAATGGTTGAACTTCAACCAATGAGAGCTAGTATGGCTCTATCAACTGGTTATAAAATAGGTAATGCTCATCCTGATGATATGGGTTATGAAGTTACTTATCCAGATGGATATAAAAGTTGGACACCTAAAGATGTAGCTGATGCTGCTTATTATCCTCTTTCAGAGAATAACGATGGTACTAAGATTCTAAAAGAAGATGTTGAGAATTTTATTACTGATGTAGATGTTACAACAATAGGAGAAAAGACTACCATTGTTAATGCTCATACTCGTAGTGGTTTTGATACTGTTCGTCATTCTTCTTGTGTTGACCCAAAGAATTATAGCGAAGAACTTGGCAAACAATATGCTATGGAAGAAGTTGTTAATGACCTTTGGGCACATCTTGGTTTTGTTCTTCAATGGGCTAAATACGGTATTAATGTTAAACCTAAAGAAAGTAAATAGTTATGTTGAAAATAAACGGTTTATTATCTATTGATAGTTGGAATACAACTTCTAAAGTTGTCAATCCTAGAAATCCTAATAATGTCTATCAATGTAATTCTTTATGTCGTATGCAAGACAAGAATGGCGGCAATACTCTTCATGTAATTCTTGAAGAAATTAGTGAAGAAAACGTATACGATAGAGAGAAAGTAGTAGTCGAACTTAATCAGTTTATGAATACTTGGAATCCTTATGTTGAACCTGAAAAAGAAGAAAATAATGAAATCGCAGAATAAGTTTATGCACAGTCAAATTCGTAGAGCTATGAGATGTGTTGCATCACTTCCTAAACTTAAAGCTCGTAATAATATCTATCTGAAACTACAAGAAGTAGAGAAGAAGTATAAGAACGAATAAGTAATAATCATTTTAGTTATACATTATGAGTACTGGTAGAAATACTAGTACTCTTTTTATATTATGGTAAGAAAAGTAAGTGTTAAAGTAAAAGCATATCAATCAGACGGATTAAGTAGACATTGTGGAAAGTGTGATTATAATCCTTGTTCTTTAGATATGAGAAGATTATGTACTAATCGCTTTGTTGAAGGTTATATCAAAGGATATGCAAGAGCAAAGAAAGATATTAAAGAAAGTAAATGAACTTAGAACTATTAATAGTAGCAATACTGTTGATAGTTCTTTTTTTTTAAACTGTACTTGGATAAAACCAACGTACTAGGGATAATTGTATTGCTGGACTTGCCTACGCTCGCAAGCTCGCTAAATCCCCCATAAAGGATTTGAATTATCAGCAAGCCTGCTCCTTTATGGGGGAAGAAAGCTAGCCGTTAGGCTAGCGGGATATAGTAAAGCTAATATTAATAATAGTATTCCAAACAATAATACTAACGGCATTGGGGATAGTGTTCAGGAAGATGTTCTTCGTTAGATAGAACATTTGGGAACTTTTTGGGTATAGTACGGTCATAGACGGAGTAAATAGTATTCGGCTCTTTTTCGGGTAGTGAAGCTAAATCAATCGCTATTGACAATCATTCTACTAATCCTTGTAGCTTTGTTTCTATTTATCGTCCGAGGTTTTGCACTAGGGCGGAGACACTGCCTAAATGAAATAATACTTATAAGTACTAAGACTAATCGAGTTCCCTAGCTCTCCACACTACACGCAACTAATCTAGTTAGTCATATAGCAAATGCTAAATCCCGTACAACAGTCCGAGACGGTAGGTACTTGTTCACTGCAAAGGTAGCAATTATTTTGATATAAACAATAAGCCGGACTACTTTCACAAGCAATCCGGCTTTTCCTATGAGTTGTAATATTAAGTAGTTAGTTATTCTTCATCTTCATCAGTAATCATATTAGCAACAATTTGACCTAGACCACTAAATGGACTACTACGAACTTTATAGTAACTGTTGTTAGCACCAAGTCTTTGATGTTTTATAATTTGATTAACTAATGGTATCTGTTTCATTATATTAACTTTAAGTTTATTCTCACCTGAATAAGTACCTGAATTATAATATAAATCATCAGGATTACCAGTAACTATATAACTACAACAAGCCTCTAGTAATTTAAGATTATCAGATGCGATACTTAACGCAGCAACAGGTTGACTATATAGTTTCTTACCTTCATTAGCTATACCCCATGGAGTATATTGAATAGTTTCAGACATTAGACGGTCAGCACTATATAAGATATAATCTGCTACTTGCGTAGAATCATCGTCATCGTCAAGCATTAACTTACCAACTACGAATAATGCTACTGCTTTAGTAATAGCTATCCATTCACCTAAACATCTACGAATATTAGCTTTATCATATTCAGGAAGAATATTATAATAAGTAGTAAGATTAGCTACAAAATCTGCATAACCTTTAGCAATACCTTGAAGAGTACGAACAGCTTGAAGTTCGTTACTATCATTAAGTTCGTAGTACTTCTTAAATGGCATTGCTATAAACTCTCCTAAACTAACATAAGTTCCTTTACTAATAGATTCTCGAGTTTCATTATATATACCGTCAAAGTGACCCAAACGATAACCAAAACGTTTTTGATAACCAGGAACTAAGTGTTTATGGAACTGCATTAGTAAAGCTCCCCACCATGATTGTTGTAGCTGATTAGCACCAATCTTATCATAGATACCATGTATCTGATGATTAACTGATATAACCTTATTACGGAAAGCTGCAATATCATCATTAGTAAGACCGCTATCTTTCTTTAGAGTGGCAACACCATTCTTCAATATAAGACTTTCTCTAAATGAAGGATGTTGTTCAAACTTAATTCGTTCTTCTTTAGTGTCTTCTTTATAAGTAGTTTTAAACTCTTGCCTTAGTTCTTTAGGAATCGAACGTAAGAAATCAGTTATTATATCAGCTTTAAACTTAACATAACGTTCTTTCTCAACGTAAGATTCAAGTACTTTATCTTTAAAGGTTTCATACTTAGAAACTAGTTCAGGATTATTCTTACGAAGAACTTTAAGTAATGCTTCTTCTCTAAGATTCATAGCATATTGTTCAAATGACATTATCTTATTCTTGCCATCAACATTGACTACTCTATGAGAATGAAGCATAGCTAATAATGTAGTATTCTGCATATAATGCTCACCTGCTGTCTGTTGGATAAACAATAGATTTTCTAGTTTACCCATTGGATTACTACCTTTACCATAACGTTCTGTTACCATATCAGATTCAATAACATTAAATAATCTAATAACAGCATTAGTTTCATTATTAGTAGTTTCATTATAGGCATCTGCTAGATAACTACCTACATTCTGCATCCATTCATTCTCACCTTTACGGAAATCTTTGTATTTAAAGAATTGTCCGGCAGCCATTTCCATTTGTATCTGTGTCTTACCGTATAGAACGTTAGCAATACCACCAGTAATATTTAACATCATAAACTTACTAGATACCATATTACGCATAACACGAGATACTTTAGAACGAGTACCTTCATCCATTTCAAATTCATTAAATACTAACTTGCGAACTTGATTCTCGAAGTGTTTAACTATATTTGAATCATCACTCTTAGTAGTACGTATTTCTTGTTTACCAGTAATTCTACTAAGTAATCTATTATCCATAAGTTTATCATTAGGATTTCTCTTAATAATATCCATGTTACGTAATTGATTACTAGTAATCTTAGCTAATCTAGCTATATCATTACGAGTATTAAAGTTATACATACTATCTATAAATGAATTAAGTCTTTCAAGAACATTTGGATTATTACGTTCTGCATTCTCCTGTGCTCTTTGTTTACGCAACTCATTATTCTTAGCTTGAGTTTCACGAACATAAGTTAGATATTCTTCTTTAGTTTCTCCTTCTTGTTGTTCGCGAATAGGAAGTAACTTAACTTCCGATAAACTATGAAGCATAGGAGCATTACTAAATCTCTTATATAGATTAAGTTCTATATCAGACTTATTAGGACTATCATACCAACCATGACTACGTTTAAAGTCTTGCCAATAGTCAGCAAAACCTTGACTAGGTTGTTCAACAGCTTGATTAGGTAAATAACCACGATTAATATAAGCACGACTACGTTTATCTTTAACAAGTTCATTAAGAAGAGAATCTACTTCGTTATATAACTGTTGCTGATAATTATTCATTCCATAATACTTATCATTACGATATTTATTAGTAGAAGGTTGTAGTTTAACTTCATCGTAGTTAGGATTCTTATACTGCTCTTTAACTTTAGTTTCTAACCATTTGTATTTAGCACTATATTCCATGTTGTTAGCTTCATCCTTAACTATCATTTGTCTCCAAATAGGCAACGGTTCATATTCTTTAGTAATAGGATTAACAACATGGTTATCAATATACCATTTATCAAATACTTCTTTACCCATCTTATTCATAGCTACATACATAGCTTCATAATAAACAGTATTGATATAACTAACATGGTTATCTAACCATTCTTGAGCTTTCTGTTCATTTGGCTTAACGCGACCAACAGCAGCGGCAAACATTTGCTCCTGATGTTTCTTTAGATTAGCTATTTGAACATCGGTAAACTTAGTACCATCAATAACTCCTTCTGAATCATATTTACCATAAGCCATAGTACGAACGAAACTATCAAAAGGATTACCTAGGCGAGTATCCATATAAGCCTTCTTTAGTTCATCTAAGAACTCTCCTTTTAACTTATAATCAGTATTAGCTTTTAACCATTCTACTGATTCTCTATAAGTTTCAGAAGTTTCAGGATATTGTAAACCTTCAATAGCTTGTTTATAACGAATAGTAAAAGCATCTTTAGGTTTACTTTCTTTATACTTATTGTTTAACTGACGTCTACGCGATAAGTAATTATTGACAGCATTAGCTTCTTGATAATTCTCTTTATAATTACCATCCATATCAATAGTGGCTCGCATTTCTGCTAACTCATGTCTAAGTTCTTCAAGCCTTCTTGCGTTCTGAACAGTAAGAGTACTATAATCATTATCAATCATTGTACTTAATATATCTCCTTCCTCATGTAATATCTTCATTAACTTAACATAAGTTTGAGGATATTTATTAAGTATTTGATTCATATCATAGTAGTCTTGATAGAACTCTTTTACATTCTCTCTTTCTACATTATCTATTAAGAACTTCTCTAGTTCGTCTTTAGCTTTCTTATATATAAGACCGTCCCGACCATTCGGGTCGTCGATTTGAGCCAGCTTTACAGCCTCTTTTAACGACCTTAATTTATCGGTGAACGATTCATTATACGGCAGCAAAAGATTGCCATTTTCGTCCAAAATATCGTTCAGAGACACGTTTGTACCGTTGTTTTTTGCATCCTCGATAATCGTTGAAATAGCGGTAGTAAAGGCTATCTTCTTATCACGAGCACTAATCTCACTAGCTCTTAACTGATTCATCATTTGTTTTAGAACTATCTGAACTATTGGAATATGTGTCTCTTGACTATCGGCTAGCCAAAACTGGAAGAAGTTCTCATCTTCAAATGCTTCTGTAATACTAAGCATATTAGATTGAACACGAGGGTCACTAGAAAGACTAGTAATATAACTATCAAAGTACATCTTAGTACTACGTTTAACTACATTATCTAAGTCTTTGATACGTTTAAACTTATCTTTAATTTGTTTAAGCATATCGTTAGTTCTACGTAGACCTTCTATTTCTTCTTCTGTCTCACTTACACTATGAGCTTCATCAATATCATAAGGTTGAATAGCTTCAATAATAGAATAATCTTCCACGAATCTATTAATGTCATCTAGAAACATTTCATAGCGAGTACGTAATGTTTCATCTTCTAACATACGGTCGAATAACTTCTTATTAGTTATGCCCCATTTCTCCATTACTATCTTATTACCATTTTCGTCTAGTTTATAAGTACCATCAGAATTAGTAACATAAGTAGTATAGAAGTTATGAATATCAAATAAGAAATCATCAATACGTCTATTAGTATAACCGTTAATGATTTTTAGTGCTTGCTCACGTAAGTTATCATTCAACTTTGTAGCAGTATTAGAACGTAAATCAATAGCAGCAAATGAACGGAAAGCGTCATTAAGAGCTGCTTCTTCAACATTAGCATTACTTCTTTCAACACTTTCAATTACACGAGAAATATATTCGTTGATTTCTCTATCATTATCTACTAATGCAGATTCAAGTATATCTTCGTTAATAAAGTTCTCTTCTGTCTGAACTCGAATAATATTATTATTAGCGAACTTATCTAATCTAGCATTTTCTTTAACTACTTGAGTTAAAGCATTACGTCTAGGAAATTCTAATTGAGATACACTATTAATAACAGTCTTTTTACTATATGAATAATCAGGAGCAAGATTAACTGACTTAGTAGTTATACGTCCTAAGTTAGTAACGATATAAACATTACCTTCTTTCTCATATCTAAAATATCCATTAGGTCTAAAGCCAGTATTATCTATTACTGTTTGTAAAACAGGAACAAATCCAATACCATTAACATTGACATCATTAATAGTCTGATTAATGCTAGCTTTAAGTTGAGCATAATAAGGAGATTCAGAATTATCTGGTTTCTTCTTTCTAAGTTGAACTTCATTAGCATCTAACTTAGTCATAGCTGCTTGTAATCTCTTAGCTGCAATATCTGCATTATTACGTTCATTAATAATCCTACGAATATTATTATAGTTCATATTAGGAGCAGCAACAACATAATCATGAACACCAGCAGCATCAAGAGATTCAATAGTTTCTAATAGAATATTGTTATCAGTAATAGCCACAATGTACTTACGAGAAGTATCAATTTGCTGCTCCTTTATGGGGGAAATCAAGACAATACTATTAGGAAATACTTCTTCAATTAATGTATCAGCTCCTCTTTCAAATACAGTAGGAAGAACCATAAACTTACGAGTATCAGAAGTAATACCAATATTTACAGAACTAATAAAAGCAGCATCATACTGATTAATAGAAACATCTTCTAATATATCTAATGGAAGAAACATTCTATTATTATCAGGATTAACGCTTACTTCTCCAATTTCATTCTGTTCTAATGGATTAGTAGGTAACATATAAACAGTATCATTATAATATACTAGTTTATATAATCGTAGAGTTTTGTTATTATCATTAGTCTTAGCATAATGACGATACCTACGGTTATTCTCACTACCAGTAATCATTCCACGTTCTTGTGCTTCCTTAAAGCCAAGTTTTCCAACACCTAATCTATTAAATGTTATCTTATTAGATTCTTTATATTTCTTATTCTCAAATACTAATACATCAGGATTATTAGGATTAGTTCTAAAGAATAAGTCACGTAACTTCTCAATAGTAGCTGCATCATTGCTAGCTCTTTCATAAGTTCCTATCTCACTACCATATTGAATCATGCTATTAATAGCTCTATCTGAATCGTTAATAATATTAGTAGCCGAAGAAACTCCATTATCAGAATCAATACCAGTATCTTGTCCATATAATAATTCAACAGGAATAATTTTACTAACCGTACCACCTTTAAACTTATAACCTTCTACTACCATAGAATATCTTATCAAATCCATAGTAGCAAGTTTAATAAATGGATTATTACTATGCCAAGCATTACGGAACATTTGATATTGAGATTCAGTAGATATAGTACTATCAACAATAGTTATTCTATCATAACTATTACGACGACCTTTATATTCAACATTTAGGTTCTTAAATAGATTATTATCAGAAGTATATCTTTGAATTAATGCTACTTTATTAGCAGGAGATAATTTCATAAATGCTTCTACGTTCTTTTCAGACATATCAGACATATCGAAGCTACCTACTATATCAGTATATCCATATAATCTAGCACGAGTATCTTGTTGGCTACTAATAAGATTTATATTATAGCTAGGTATAAACTCATTATCACTTCTAGTTATAAATCTATTAGTATTAACAAAGTTAGACTGTGCTTGGCTCATGTTAATAATAAAGCTCTCTAACTGCTGAATAGTTTGAAGATTACGAATACCAAACTTACTTACTAATTCACGGAACTGCGGTGTTTGAGTTTTGAATATCTCACTATCACGAATAATCTTTTCAGTAGCTATACAACTATACTTTAACTGATAATATAAAGAAGGATATGCAGATTCTAGTTCATCCTGATTAATATCATTAATAGTATTGAAATTAGTCTTAGGATAAATAGCATCTATTAGATACTTGTTACCTTCTTCTGTAACTGCTTTAAGAACAGGTTGACCTTTTTTTATACGACCAACATTATTCTCCTTAATATCATTAATACGATTAATAACATTATCTATTTCATTAGCAGATTTACCAGCACCAAACTTATCACTAGTGATAACCATCATATTAGAATTGATTTGGTCGCCTATCTCTTTGAAATATTCAAATGCTCTTAACGCTTTAATTTGATATATAAGATTATCAGTATTATTATAACTAGTACTTTCTACATCATCTTTAAGATGTTCTCTTAATTCAGTTACTTTTATTCCTTCTTTAAGAAGCTCATCTTCATTAATCTCTATTCCTCTGCTCTCAAGCATTTTCTTAACATCTTTAAGACGAGTCTTTTTAGTAATGCTATTAGCAGGAATACCAACAGCTTTAGCTAATCGTACATACATATCTCGTCTTAATCCAATAAGAGGATTAAATCCAGTTTCTCCGAATACATTATCATTAGCATTTTGTCTAGCAATAAGTTCAGTTATTACTGGCTGATTAATAAATAGAATAGATGTTTCATAATTAGCGCCACAATCTACGATAGACTTATATACATCAAAAGTATACAAGTCTACATTAGGAACACCACCTTCTTTTACACCGTCAAGAATAAGAGCAGTAGTTTCAGAAGAATAAGGAGTAATCAAACGATTATCTATATTAAGATTATCATAACTCCAACCTAATTGATTATGGTCTACTGTTACTTCTTTACCTTTTCTAGTTACATCTCTAAAACGTTTTCTTAGTTTACTTTGTGCGTCTTTTGCTTCTTTCTCTGTGCTATATGTATAAGTAAACCTAAAACCACCGTGTGCACCGTCAACAATAGTTTTAGCTTTGTTACTAATAGAGGCGAAGTTGTCACGATTAACAGAAATAGCTTTAAGACGTGCACCGGACATATTAGCATCACGATACCAATTTTGAGCAATTACTGAATTAATATTACGATAAGTCTCTGATAAACCTTCAAAGATATTAGCCTTTGCAGCTTTAATATCTTCAAAGTTACTAGAAGATAAGTTTTCACCAATAGATACTGGTAGATTCATTATCTTAATAAATGTATCTACTATCTTATTGTTACGAGCATCACGAGTATTCTGTTGAGCTACTGTTAGCTTGCTAAATTCTTCTTTAGAATAAAGTCCACCTTGTTCAGCATATTTAGTAATAGCTGATTCATAGGCTTCTGCATAACTAAGTCCTTCTTGACTTAAATCTATTGCAATATCTCTAGCATCCTGAATATTCTCTTTACTTAGATTATTAAATAGATAGTTATTATATCTTCTATCTACTGCCGCATCATCTTCTCCTTCTATATATTCAACTTTCTGTGGCTTACCATTCTTATCGAATGTAGCAGTATGATAAATACCATAAATACTATCAATATCAAAGTCAGCACCAGTCTGTAATACCCATTCATCAGGAACAACAATAGTAGAGCCTTGAGATTCATCTAATAAACCTACAACTTTCATTACTGCTACTGATTGTTTACCTTCTGTTGGAATACGATAACCAATCATAGTATCAAGTCCAGCAGATTGTAAATCTTCAAGAGTAACTTCATTAACTAGATTACCTTCTGCATCATAAGTATTATAAGCCTTTACCATCCATTTAGGTAATAGTATCTCTACTATCTGACTACCATCTTTATGATATGTTAGTTTACGACCAAGAGAATAACCATGTTTTTCTTCTACTCTTGATTGCATTAAATCTCTTAAATCACTACGACCTGATAATTCAGTCATACCAATATCTGAAACTTGACTAGCATGAAATCCCGGAAGTACTTGTCTAGTAATACGATTAGTAAATATACTATTTACAATATTCTCTATCTTACTACGAACTAGATTAGTCCAAGCAGGCATATAAGGCAATCCAGTTTCAGGATTTATTTCAGCATACTTACGATAATTACTGTCTAATCCTCTACGAGTTAACTCGTCTTTAATAAGAGATATGAACTTGTTATTATCAATCTTAGCTTGATTACCTTCGTATACTACATTACCTTTAGCATCAATCTCTACACCAATACGAGAAGCAGCATCTTTAAAACTATCTTGAATATTAGCAGTAAAGTTATCAAAGAAATCTTTAATAAGAGATTGACCTTCAGGAGTATTACCAATATTATCTATTAGCTTTTTAACAATCTGTAACCCTGCCTTATTCTCACCATCCATGTGTTGAGGAATATCTTGCTGGGTATAAAGATTGGAATACCAACCAGTTTTATACTTAGTTTGAACATCCAAGTTAAACTGTTTCAACTTCTCTTTAGAGGGGAATTTCCCATGAGAATCCCAAAACTCTAATACTCTATTAGTAGTAGCTTTTTCAGTAGTAGTAAAGTTAACCTGACCAATATTATTATCAGTCATATATTTAGCCAAAGCACCAAGTTCACTATTACCTAAGAACCTAGGTATAAGTACGAACTCTGCATTTTTAATCTGAATAGGATTAGCTAACTTAGCATCATTATCTATTTCTAAGTCATAATAGAAGTTCTTTTGAACTTGTATCTTCTTAGATAATTCTCCTAACTTAACATTGTCAATAGGCTTAGTTTCGTCATAAAGAGCTTCGATTAAATCTTTATAACTATCATACTCTCCACGTAGATACATTCTACGAACAAATTCATCAAGAGTAATAAACGATTGAGCATCTGTTACTTCTGACTTATCTTTAGAGAACTGTTTAAGTATAAAAGCTCTAGTCTCTTTAGATACATTAGCTATATCTAATTGCTTCTTTAAATCATCGAGAACTTTACCGCTACTTTGAACATCTTCAAGAGTAATATATTTGAAACTACTATCTATACTAATAGTCTTATTAGGAGCTACTGTTATATCTCCCAAATGTTTCTGTACATTATACAAATCATATCCTGCATAAGCTAATCCTCCGGCTTGATATTCTTTGTTACGTTTAATAGTATCACGAGAATCTTTATAATATGCTTCATCTCCGAAGAACATATCATTTAGATTATTATATTGAATCTCATAGTTAAGAACCATTTCAGCAATGAAGGAATTAAATGATTCTTGACTAGCATTCTTATACTTATCTACAAACTCTTTATCAGAACTATATTTAGCAATAGCTTCTTGTATTCTATAATTAATATAGTTATCTATATAATTATATACAGAATTACGAAGTCCACCAGTAAGTCTAATATTATACTCTCCATTCTCATCTTGTATTAGCGATATTTCACTATTCTTTCCCCCGTAAAGGAGTGAGAATACGTCACCTTCTTCAAACAACCAATTCATATCTACTCTTTTGGCTGTCTCACTATTATATCTACTAAGATTCTTAACTTTATCAATAAGTAAACTTCTAAACTTAAATACATTACCAGTAGGATTGCCATTGCTATCAAGAATACTTTTACGATAATGATAATTAAGTCTAGCTTCTGATTTACGTAAATCTTTAAACTCTTCTTTTATCTTAGGTTTACCGTTCTCATCAGATACGATAGTTACTACTCCATTCTCAACAGTTGTCTCAAATAAGAAGTTAATAGCTTGTGCCATTTCTGCTAACTCTTTAGCATAGATATTAGCATAAGATACATAGATAGGATGTCCTCTATAAATAGTACCATTAGCATTAAATAGTCCGGCATAATCTAGTTTATAACTATTAAATACGAAAGTCTTTGGAGCATCAGAAGGTGTTTGGGTAAAGAACTTAGATTTCTTAACTCCTTTAGCCATCTCATAGTTATCTCCGTTGTTAGCGTATTCATTTAGAGTAATAATATCCCATTCAAGAGCATTAATATCTTTATAAGACTTAGCCTTTCCTGTAACTTCATTACTAACACCGTTATATAATTGTGCGCCAAACTCACGATAATATTCAGTAAGTTCGTAACCTGTGTCAGTAAGACGAAGTAGACCGGGAATTACTTTACCATTAGATAAAGTCTTTTCAATAAGTATATTACTATATTGATATTGAGGAATATTAGTAAACTTAACTAGATAGTCACGAAGTTCAGTATTAGCAGTTGGATTATCATTGTAACGATTATCGTTAATTCTTTCAAAGAACTTACTAATATAATTATTCTTTAGAATATCACTAACTAGATTATTCTCTGCATTAATACTATTAAATTCAGAATCTACTATTTGATAATCTTTAAATCTATCAGATATACGATTAGCTATATTATTAGCATAACCACCCTTATATTGTAGTTGAGACTTATCAAATGGAACTACTACATATTCTTCATCGTTCTTAGCTTTACTATATTCACCTGCATAATATATACGTTGTGCTTCATTATCTATCTTTAATATATTAGACGCATTAGCTACAACTTTATTAAATTCTAGCAAATCGTTGACAAGACTAGTGATATTAGAAAGTTTACTATCACCGAAGCTACGAATGTAGTTAATAACACCCTGCCTATTGATGCCGAAGTTATATTTATTAAAGATTGCCGCAAGTTTTTCCGAGATTTCTTGTACTTCATTTGTATCTGAATTGTTTAATGTGGATAATCTATTTTTAAGTTCTTCTAATACTGCAACATCTCCATTCATAATAGAAGGATTATGAACAAGAGAATCAAAACTATTAAGTACTTTGTTTTGCAGATTAAGTTTAGGGAAAGTATTACGATTCTTAGTCACTATATTAGAACTGTCTGCACTTTGAATTACTTCATTACGTTCCCAAATAGATTGTTTTAGTTGAGTAAATATCTTATTTCTTATCTGAACATTAGCTTCATCTTCTAATAGACGAGCGGCATATTCTAAATGAGATACTTCTTCAAATCTTTCAGCAATAGTATGGAAACTCTCTACCATAGCTTCAACGCTAGAGAAGTTGCCATAGTTATTCAATGCTTTAAAAGAACTAGAGAACCCAGCACTTTCAGCTATACCTGAATAAGTATCGCTAGCTGTATCAGGTTTTTCATTAATAAAAGAATTACTATTAGTTTTAGGTAAACGAGCAAACCATTCTTTCACTTCTTTACTAACATTCTTATCAATATCTTTACGTTGGTCGGCTAGTTCAGACCAATCAGCACGTAGAGAAGCAATAGTTTCAGGGTCTTCTTGACGACTATCTTGTTCACTTCCTTCTTTAGCATCGTCATTAGTTTCATAATCCTCGTTAGTATCTATACCAAACTCTTTGCTAAGACTAATAACTTCAGGTGAATTAATAACAATATCAAATAACTCATTACGGTTATAATTACCACCATCGTAAAGATTACGAATAATAGTACCGATATAAGTTTTTTGTTCTTGCGTAAGTTTCTTATCATTCTCTTTAAGATGTCGATTAAGATAAGTAATCATAGTTAACTTTACAGCAGCTTGAGGACTTAACTCATTACCAGCTTTATCCTTTAGGACTTCTTTCTCACCTTTACGCTTTCTATTAGCAAGAGCTTTACGAATACTTCCTTGACTCTTTAGATAAATAGTACTAAGGATATTAATAGCATGGTCTTCCTTTGCTATATCATTACCAAATACACCAGTTCGTGAAGTACGAACGTTCTGAACATAATCTTGAGTATTAATTGTTTCTCTGTTATTATATGCTATAATAGCATTAACAGTGTTTGCATCAATACTCTCTTCATTGAAATCTCTACCAGTCTTTTCTTGATACCATTCACGAAAACTAGTATCTTCGATAGTAGCAAGATATTCGGTAGACTTTCTAACATCATTATTAGTAAGCTCTAATAGCTTATCTAATTTAGGATTACTAGGAGTACAACTCATATACTTTATATTATTAATTAAGTAATTACTAACAGTATCAAAGATAGTATTATTATCAACACTATCAAATATATTTATCAAATAGTCTGAAACCACACGTTCCGAAGGCTACCGAACGCCCGTAGACCGCAAAATTCTGCCGAAATTCGCATTTTATATAGCGTCTCGATAGTAAGATAGGGAAAACAGAAAAGTCCCGTAGGCGGCTTTAGAATGGCTCATTCTTAGGCTTTCTACGGGACTTTCGTCTCTAGGCTTATCTTAGTTAATTACATACGAAACTAAGCTCACCAGTGTCAAACAAATGGCTCACAATAGCCTTTTGACGACTACTTAAACCTTCCACTAAGCTATCGAAGTTATCGACTTGTCGATAGTTATCACTTATAGCACTATCTAAATCTAGGTCTATATCAGGAATATCAAAAACATCATCAGTAGGAACGCCTGTATCTTCTTCTGCCCTGTCGAATACATCATCGTGAACAGTACTTGTAGTACTAGCTGTATCAGATGTTTCTAGTCCAATAATAGATAAACGATTACGAACTTCACCAAGTAATGTATTATCTATATTACCAACTTTACCTATAATCTCTACTAAAGCATCAACAATCTTAGTAAATAGATTATTAGATTCAGTTTTAGTATTAGAATCATATTTAATCCTAGCAAGTAATCTAGCAAATGTACGATTAGTAATAGCTTCAACTACAAATTCCTCAATAGCTACACTTCTAGGTTTATCACTATTTAAGAATCTTCCGTATTCTTCTACTAAAGCAGAATCCTGATTAATAAAACTACTAAACTTATCATATAGGTCACCAAATGATTGCTCTATATTAGCACGTTCATCATTAAGTAGATAATGAACACCTTCATGTATAAGAGTAAGTACTCTACGTTCAGGTTCAAGAGTATCGAATCTATTAGTAAGAGTAATAGTATTACCACCGGCAACTATTCCTGCAAATCTACCTTTTTCACCTACTATTTCAATATCAGGATTAAGAGCAATGCCAGCAGATTCTAATGCCGAAATAACAGATAATAGATTAGGATTAGTAGTATTAGCTTGTGCAACTTCCATAAGAGTACCTACTTGAGGAGTGCTATCTTGACTAGCAAGTGGGTCAGGCGTAGCAACAGGAGATACAACTTGCTGCCCCTCTATGGGGGAAATAGCGGCGTTAGCCGCGTTAGTACGACCAGCACTACGACTAGGATTCATAAGAGTAATATTACGATTATATACATCTCCTACATAATTAAAGTTACTAATGATATTACCTTTACTATCAGTAACATTACCTAAATCGGTAACTAGTACTCCGTCCTTAGCTACGAATTCTTCATAACTACTATAACCTGTATCCATCCATTCATCTTGAAGTATATTAGGTATCTTAGCTTGTAGTTTACCGTCTACCATTCTAAATAAATTAGATTCACCACGAATAGCTGAATTAATAACATTACGAGTAAGTGTAGCATATACTCCTTCCATCATAGTACTAAAGTTACCATGATTATTAGTAGGAACAAAACCATTAGGCATACGAGCCATAAGTCTTCTAGGTTTAGTTTCACCCGGTATAGCAAATGCTACATTTCTATCAGCAACATTAAAGTAAATAGTAGCTCCAATCTTATTAAGAGGACGAAATGCACGACCTACAACTTCATAACCATAAAGAGCTTTTTGCTTACCTACATATTTAGATATTTCATCTAATAGTTGTTGATGTAAATCAGTATTTCCTTGTAGAGTAGCATCTACTAATGAATGGAATAATTTATCTAATCCTTCGTTAAACCTTTTAGTATATTCAGTAGCTTCTGTTTCACTATTACTCATAGTATTCTCACGACTAGTAACAGCGATAAGTCTACCTTCTGAATCTTTAATAGTCATACCAACCACACCTCTAGGAATACGACTAGCGGCAATAATACTATTAGATTTAATATCAGCAACTCCTCCGTCAACTCCTACTACTAGACGATAACCGTCAGTAGCTTCACTAGTAGCTACATCTCCAAACTTACGATATATAGGATTACCTTGTTTATCTCTAGCATAAATAACACTACCTGAACTTGTACGACCAACAACTAGACGTTTCTTCTTAGACTTAGTATTACTAATAGAGGACTTTAAGTTATTAATGTCAGTATAAGACTTCTTGAGTTTATTCATCCAATTAGTCAACGATTCATTAACAATGGTACTAAAGTTAGACTGATTAACATTAAGAGCGTTATTAAAGAATATGATATTATTAAGATGTTTAATCCTATCTAATAGATTAGTTTGAGTATCACCGAATAAACTAGTTAAATTCTGCCAGTGACCATTCTCTTGTAGAGCATTAAGCTGATGTCCGAATGTTCCTTCAACTTCAGGATTATTACGAACACGATACAAACGACGTATATTATTAAGCAGTTGTACAAATTCTTTAGCACTAGGTTCTTCACTAGCAATAATAGATTGAAGTTGAGTTATGAAATCTATACTATCGTTTCTAACAGTATATCTCCAACCTTGATTCATAACTTCTACATTACCGTTATTATAACCAATCTTAGGAAACTCACCTATTTTAATTCCACGAGACTTAACAATAAGATTACCGTTTTCATCTAGTTCTACATTTACTGTATCATTAGTCTTCAACTGACCGATACGAGAGTAAACCTTACTATCATTTAAATTAACTAAATTAAAGAAGTAACCATTATCTTTAGTATTCTGTTTATTCTCTGCAACAGCTTTATCTAAAGTCTTACTTGCTTCTTGTATAATATCAGAAGGAGTTTTAATCTCTTCATCAACATTAACTATCTTACCATCTACTATTTGACGATTAGCTAGAATCTTAATATCATTATACAAACTAACAGCTCTAGGATTTAACTGTTGTAGATAAACCATCATATCATTAAGACTAGTAAATGTCTTACCTTCTATCTGATTACCTTGTATTTGATTATATAAATCTATAATTAAATTTATCTCTTCTATACGTTGGCGTTGACCTTCTAAGTCATTATCAGATATAGATGATTCAAGAACGTTAGTATCAGCAGGAGCAGATTCATCAGATTTACTAGTATCTACGTAAGTAACATCTCCGATAGCAATAGCGGCATTTAGTTCATCGACAGTAACATCAGCAATAATATTACCTTTAGCATCCATTCCATCAATACTAACATTGCCAAATTTACTAACACGTACGTCTATTGCACTTACTTTAACTGGTTTTCTACTAACATCTCCTAAACTAGCAAAAGACTTTACTATTGTAAATTCTAAGTTATTAATATTAGCTTTATTTATAACACCTGAACTAGCTTTAGATACTACTTTATCTAATGTCTCTTTTAACTTCTTCTCTTTAGCAGTCTTTGGTTTAGGTTTTGGAATAGGCTTAACCTCTGGTTCTTCTTGCCTCGTCGCTTCGCTCCTCACTTCCCCCATAGAGGAGTCTTGTTGCTGATTATTCCCATTCTGTTGCTGTGTCTGACTTTGTGCAGCAAGACTATTTCTTCTCTTAGTAATAGCTTCTCTTAAAGATGCTATATCTTTCTTACCATTCTCTGAATTAGATAGAATACTAACAGCATTAGATAAACTCTTATTACTAGTATCTTGAGATTCTTCTTCTGTAAACGCATTATCTAGTGCTTTATCTAACTTAGCAAGTTCTTCTTCGGTAGCTACATTAACGAAATCATTAAGATTCTTTTTTGCAGACTTAACTAACTTCTTAGCCGCTTCTTCGTACTCTTTCTTACGAGTATCTTCAAACTCTTTAGCTTGTTCATTAGTAGTAATAATATTAGAACGATAGTTATCTCTACGAATTTCATCGAGAAGTATCTGTCCCATATTATCCATGTACTCTGAATTAATAGCACGAACTTGTTCAGATAAACTTCCTAGATTAAAGTCTTTACCTGCTTGTTTAAACAGAGCTACATCATTTTCATCTAATTCTTCTATCTGTTTCTTAATAAGCGCATTTTGTTCTTGACTACCTTCTATTCCAAGAGCTATATTTTCTACACTACGAACATTATCTAAGAATAAACTTTCCATAGGACTTAAACCTCTACGTAAGTCATTAACTTTAGATTCTATTATCTTAGATATATCTAAGTATTGACTAGCTTGTGCTTTATCCAAAGGATTATTACTATTCTTTAGACTATTATAAGTAGACATTACTTCGCGACGATACTGTTCTAATATACCTAACTGCATACGGTTCTTAGCCATTGGGTCAAGAATCTCATTAATAGCAGGAATAGTATTCTCTAATTGAGATTGAATAGTATTAAGTCTTTCTATTCGTTTATTTAGTAAGTCAGCTTCTTGTGCATTAACTATATTTTCTGATATAGCTACATCTAATAGAGCATCATCTATATTAGCACTACGCAATGCACTAGAATAGTTAACATATCTATTAAGAACAGTACGCATAGTTTTCTTTATAGATTGAGTATCTCTATCATATTCTGCTTCATCAGCAAGACCTGCATCTACTAGCTTTTTCTTTAGTCTAGGGTCTTCAATATAATCTTCGAGTAACTCATAGTTACCGGAACGAATAGCATTTAAAGTAAGAGTAGTTGTGAACTTCTCTTTAGCAGCAGCACGTAAATCTTCTTGTTCTTCGGGACTAACTTTACTATAACGAGTAGTACCTACTGTTGGGTCTTGACTAATAGTTCCATCATCAAGATAAGTGATAGGATTACCTTTAGCATCACGTTCTATCTGAAACGGATTCTCACCATTTTCGATAATCTTCATCTGACGAGCATATTCATTGAATACTTGCTCACGACCATTGATTTCAGCAATACGTTGTTTCTCTTCTACATTACCACCTTTACGATTATTAATAGCTGACATAGTACCACCGAAAGTAATACCTCCAATAATTCCCCATAATGCAGAATTATATAATTGAGGATTCTGTAAATACTTCTCTATTCTATCCATAGATACAGCACCATTATATTGTTCAGCTTGACCTAACAAATAACGACCGTATAAAGTACCTTCTTCTTGACCTACAAAGTTAATAGCTTCTTCGACACCTTCGGATAATTCAGATAATAGAAGATTCTCACTAGAATTAATAAATCTATTTATCTTACCTGCAAAATCTTTAATCGTTCCTTTTGCTGCTTGACCTAATGTTTGGCTAGCAGATTCCATACCGGTAGAAGCTATTCTATCGAGAGCTTGATTCTGTGAATAACGAATACGAGGAGTAATAGCACGATTAACTTGACCTAATGCTTTATTAACTGCACGTAATTGCATATAATCAAAGAACACATTACCTGCATTATATCCAAAGTTTCGCATAGCTGCTTTATCTGCAACTATAAGAGCGGCTTCTTCTTTAGTTCTTTCTTTAGCTTCATTAGCAATATCAGGATTATTATCTAACCAAGTTTGAAATTCTTCATCAGACATTCCTGTAAATAACGACAATGCTTCTCCTTCTATTTGTTCCGCAACTCCACGAGCTTCTTGATAGTTCTCACCAAGACGCATACCAATAGCAGTAATACCATCTTTAGCGATAAGTTTTAACTTATTAGCACGATACACATTATCTAATTTAGTAGCTTTCTTAGCCCAATTCATTGCACGACTTACTTTAGAACTATTACGTCCTAATGCTGCAACACCTTTACCAATAGCTCCAACTCCTTTAGTTAATAAAGTACCAGGAATCATTAAAGATAGAGAACTAGCAATACTTGGAACTTGACTAAAGAACCAACCTGAAAAATCATTCATATCAAATGCTTTATCAGGATTCTCACGATATATAGGAAATAAATCATCACGAACATAATCAGATATAGCATCGCCTGCTCTAGTAATAGGATTACTAAATGGTTTATCGTCCCATAATCCAGCAGTAGCTAAATCTACTAACATACCAATACCACCAACAGTATCTCCTATAACTGTTCCAATAGTTTGACCTAATGCGTTACCTGCTTGTTTCCAAGCCGATTGATTCTTAGCACGAAGAGTTTCTAATTCTTCTCTACTTTGATAACGATTAGGTTCAGCACCATACTTAGCTAAAGAATGATAATCTTCCTCTGTTCCAGTAAAGACTTCTTTACCACTAAGATTACGAAACATGAAGTCGCCTTGTGCAGCTACATCAGGTTTGTATTTAGTAACAGTAGGAGCTTCTTTAGCCATATTAACAGAATTAGCCCCACTGTCTAGTGGAGCTTTTTCTACTGATATATCATCAAATATATTTGGCATAACTTAGTTCATTAAATCGTTCATTTGATTAAGTATCACTTGACTAGGGGATTCACCAGTAAGTCCTGAATACATTCTATTAAAGAACTGGAATACTTGTCTCTTAGTATCAATATCTAGTTCTCTAAGATTACCAGTAGCACCTGCCATAATCATAGCTTTCTGCATAAGAGGACGAGCAATAACTTGCTGCTCCTCTATGGGGGAATTTGCAATAGAACCATTCCTTGCACTAATAAGATTTATATCCTCTTTAACAGGAGCAAGAATAGCATTAGCTTGATTATTCTGAAACATACGTTGAAATAACTCACCTTCTGTAATCTTAATTACCGGTTCATCATTAGCGTCTAATATCTGATAAAAACTACCACCATCGGTAACAGCAGAATATGTTCCATCTCCAAATTCAGCATCAGATAAACGATAATTCCTTTTAAGTGCGTTATTATACTTAATAGAATTAAGAGTGTCCATTGCTTTAACAGCAGGTAGAGATTTGAATCTTTCTATTTCATCATTAATGATAGCACCTGTAATCATGTAATCTCCAGCTACTGCATTTTGTATTCTCTCTTCCATTTCAGAATCAGGATTCTTAGCACTATTTTTTCCAGTCTTAGGAGTATAAGGAATATTTAAGAATACTCCGTATTCCCCCGTAGAAGAGGATGAGCACCAGCCATTATTAACGTTTTTCTTCTTAACTTGTGCTTGAATAGTTTGCATAATAGCATCACGTTCTCTACTATCTTCAACAGGTTCAAGAACTCCTTCGGCATTACGTTTCTTAATAACAATACTTCCAGGATTAGCAATACTAATCATATTCATTACTCTTTCATTGTAGTTCTTTAATTGGTCATCTTCAAATCCTTGACCAGTAGCAACTATATGAGGAGGTAAATCAAATACATTAACATCAACATAACTAGGTGGTAATGATTTAGATATACGTTTAGTTGCAGCATTAGACATTTGTGCAGCTTTTTCATATACGTAAGCAGGAGAATCTTTAGTACTCTTAGCAGTAGTTATTTCACCTCGTCCTATTGCTCTAAAACCTGCAATACCCATAGTAGTTAAACTACCATATACTTTATTTCCATAGAAAACTTCATCGTTTCTAGTAAATTTTTCAGGAGCATTATTACCAGTAGTAAATCCTACGGGACTAAGTTTAAGAACATCTGCTATTTCAGGAGCTAAACGAATATAAGCATCTTTACTAATACGAATATATTCTTTATCTCCTATTTTACTAAACGACACATCTTGATTAGTCAATCCCATATCTGTTCTAAGTTTAGATATAATAGCAGCTTTGCTACTATCGTTAAGAGGATTTACTAAAACTGTATCGAAGCTATTGCCTTTAGAATCAGTAAATAACTTATTCATTCTATTAGCATATTCTAGTTGCATAGGATTATTAGTATCTGCCATATCTCCGTTACTTAATCTCTTACCTAAGAACTCTGAAGCATATTGTTCTTCTTGTGTAAGATGTCCTTTCATTGCATCTAAACGATTATTAGCATTAGCTATTCCTCTATAATAAGTATTAGCTTCATCTAATAATTGTTTCTTAGCAGCATCAGATAAAGTAACATTATTAGCAATACCTGAACGTAGTTTACTATATGCCTCATCTAAAGGAAGAGATTTAGATATTCCATAAGAAGAAAACATATTAGATAATTGACCATTAAGAGTATTTAATTGAGATTGTACTTTAGCAGGAGTATCAGGTTCTACTTTTTCTTTACCACCAATAGTAGCTAAAGAAGGAAGTAAATCAGGTTCTTTACCAGTCTTAGGTTTAGCAGAATTTTTACGAGCAGCAGCTAATAGATTAAATCCTAATTCAGGATTAATTCTACTTTCAACTCTACGATAAGCAGAAGCAGCATATCTAGGAGCAAATAGGTTCTCTTCAAATTCTCTCTGTGACATAATAGTTCCGTCAGGCTTAGTAACAAGATTATTCTTATTTCCCTTATTAGCTTTCCAAACATTTACTTTATAGTCTTGTTCTAGAGAAGCACGAGCACCCGGAGTTTCATTTAAAGCAGATTCAAATGCAGCACGAATCTTATCTGCTGATAGTTGTTGAATACCACTAGCTGTTTTAAGATAAGGAATATCACCAGCAGCAATATTACCTTGACCATCTTTAAGATTACCTTCTGCATCTCCCCATACTAATTGTTCGCCAGAACTAGAATCAACACCAACAGTAGATAATACTTTCTGATATAAAGTATTATAATCTACTTGTTCAACAGGACGATAATTAGGTTGGAATTGATTACCACCTATTACTTTACCTGTTTCATCTGTTTGGTCTTGATAATTATATTTGTTCTGTTCCAATGTATAAGCCTTAACATCTCCATCATAAGCATTACTATTAGTAACTTCATCTTGGAACTTTTTAAACTCTTGTTGATAACGTTCACGACCAATAAGACCTGGATTACTAGCTACTTCTCCTGCTAATCTTTTAGCAGCAGTTAAAGCAGTGGCATAACTTCCGTCTTGTGCACTAGCTTCTATTTGAGCATTAATATCTCTTGAATAGTTATCGAGCCATTCATTTTCAGCTTCATTTAATTGCTTATTAGCAAGAAATGTTTTAATCTGATTACTAGTTTCAATAGCAGTATCATGTTTCTGTTGAAGAGTATTTAACGTACTATTGTAAACATCTAAAGGAGCGGCAACCCGCTCCCTCTTTTGATAACCTGCTGTTTTAATATCTATCGGCATAGTTATAGTATTTATAATTAAGCAATCTTTTTCTTACCACCACATCTGAATAAAGTACTTCGTATATTACCTAGTCTACTTTTATTCTTATCCATTAGTTTTAAGAACAATTCCATTTGTTCAGGATTAGCGGACATCATAGCCGCAGTAGCATTTTCTTCTGAACGTTTCTTATCTACACCTAACTGATAATCTCTAACTCCACTAGTAATACCTTCAATCATTTGTGTACGATTATTAGCAGTAGCTTGAATTTTATCATTAGCAGTTTGAGTGGCAGATATAGAATTAAATCTATTAGCTTCATTAATCTGTTGAGCATTTGAAGAAGCTACTTGTTGACGATTTATTGCGTCTTGATTTTGCAATTGAGTTTCAAGATTTTCTTTCTCGCCTCTTAATCTACTTCTTTGACTTAAAGCATTATTAGATATTCTTTGTTGTCTAGCAACACTAGCTACTGAACTAGCAGTATTTCCTTCAACCAATCTGTTTTGACTAAGTTCAGATTCTCTAACATCTGATAGTTGAGGATTTATATTAACGCTAGTTTTAAGTTTAGCAGGAGCAATTAATTGAGGAGTAGGAACTTGTGGAGCAGAAGTTTTATCTATACTACCTTTGTTAAGTAATCCACTAATTAAAGTTCCAACAGCTCCAATTCCTGAACTAATAGCTTCTCCTTTATCTATTCCTTTAAATAGATTAAAACCTTTACTTCCATTATTAGAAGATAAATTCATAGGCTTAATACTAGAAGCACTAGGATTAATAATCTTTGCCCCAGCAGTAATTCCAGCAGAAGGAACATTTTGATTAAGAGCTAACAATCTACGATTAGCACCAGTCAAACTTCCAAAAGTTCCTAATGTAGCTTTCTTATTTTTCAATTCAGGATATTTCTTATATACTTTAGCTTTTACATCAGAGCGACCATGTAAACCTGCTAACCTAAGAGCATCGCGAGCATCAGCTTTAGTTGGAATCGGATAACTACGTCCGCCACCTGCAAAATCATTTGACTTAACACTAGGATAAGGTTTCTTATCTGAACCGTAATCTTTCTTACGAGATAAACCACCTAGTTTCTTTTTACCAGTTATTGTTCTCATATTTCTTTTCTTTTTAGTACCATCATCATTAAGACCATTTCTATCTTTAAATGATTCTTGCGCATTAAATACTTTAGAAGGTTCAACACCTTTCTGAACTAATTCAGCAGGACTATTACCGTTAAGTATAGGTTGAGCACTAAACACTTTAAGTTGTTTAGGAGTAATCTGAACTACTTCATCTCCTTCTGCTTCAATACTGTTCTTACCTTTACCGATTATAATACCGCCAGTATTATGTTTACGTCCTTTAAGAAGAAACGAATCTTTCTTAATAGGAATAGCAGTACCTCCTTCGGCAATCAAAGGAGCAGCTCCTTTACGGGGGATATTTCCACCATTTCTCATTAACTGATTTCTAATATTCTTATAAACATTAGCATCATTTTCAGCATTTTCAGTCATATAGGAAGCCTGTTGTTGAGCAGCTTGTAACTTTGCTTGACGTTCTTGTTCTAGTCTAGCAGCTTCTTCTGCTTTTCGCCTTTTAGCACCTCCAATAATACCGCCAATAAGTTGAGTACCAACAGATATAGCGGCACCAATAAATGCTTTAGGTCGTTGATTATTAATTGTTCTCATTCTCTGTATTTATTAACATAACATTCAATATTACTTAGACTAACTTTAGAATTAGTTTCATGGATAATAAAACGAATACCGATATATTTACCATTGATAAGACTGTCGCTAGCCTTATAGTTCTTACTTATCGTTATTCTATCTTCTTCTCCGTCCATTATACTAAAGTTATATTTTCCAGTTAACCTATTTATAGGTTCTTGCAATTCAACTGTATTAATTAGATTACGGAAGTAATTAAAGTTCCATTTACCATGTTCATAATATGCTTTAGTAAGATTAGGAACATTACGTTCTTCATTACTAATATCCCATTCGGACGATATACATGAGTTTGTAAATATAAGAATTTTATCTCCACTATAATTAATATTACTAGAATTTTTTATAGCATAACAAATATAATTAAGTAACTTAATTGTTTCAAACTCTAAGTTAAATATTATATCTATTACAGCACAACCGACATTCTTATCACCTAGATAAAATATATTCTTAGATTCAGGAATTGTACAATTCCCATAATCAAGAAAAGTATTTACTTTTATATTACCTAATCTATATACATAATTAAGAGCATTATCATTAGTTAAATATAACTCTGTCTTAGTATTAAAATACTTACCCGAATAATTATGAATACTTATCCAACTACTTGTAATAAAGGAATAAGATAAGGTTATAATCTGATTTTCCCCCGTAAAGGAGCAGATTAGTCTGTTATTCTCTTTATCCATTCCCATATCAATAATAGTATCTTCGGTCACATAATTATCTATAATACTTTGAATACCATCGGTAATATCATTAAGTTGTTTATCATCGAATCTATATATTCTTCGTTTACTTTTATCAAAGAATATATAACCAGTTTCATTACAAGTAAAGGCATTATAATCTTGTAAACCACCATATCCTTTTTCACTAGTAAATACTTCTTGATATTCAGTATCAAAAGCATCAGGCATATACATTTGAACGTCTTTATCTTTAGTAGCAAGAGTACTATCTCTATTAAAGATAAACATCGAATGTTCACAATGAGCAATAAGATAAATACCTATTCCAAGTATATTAATTATATCTCCTTTATTTTCACTTATTACTTTATATCCATCAGCCGGAAATTGTCTCCAAGCATTAGCAGTTGATTCAGATTGTAAAACATTACTTCTACGAATAAATTTACCATAAGTAGTTATCTGATTACTAACTGCATTTGGATTATAAGCATTTAAGTTAGGTCTAGCATAATCGTAATACATAGAAGCTATTTCATATAAATCAAATAATGTTGCGGCAGTTAATTGCTTATTACCAATATTTTTAATAACACCTGAACTAGTATAAGTAAAATAAACTTCAGGAACATTATTCTTCATTATCTTAGCAGAAGGAAGATAAGGAGTTTGTTTATAAAATTCTACTGCGTTTATATGAAGATTATCACGAGTATTAGCAGAAGGATTTAAGTTATCTATATATCTCCTATAAAATCTTTCATCTTGTAAAGAATCATCCCCAAATCTAGGACACCAATCTCCAACAAACTTAACACCACCACTATCAAATATGATAACTGATTGTAGGGATACAAATCCTGTAACATTTTGTTTTTGTAGATTATCTCCATACATATACTTTCCAGTAGGAGTAATTTCTCCATTAATATATTTAGTTTGTCCTAAACGAATTAATTTAACTCCTTCTTTCTTAATATATATTTCTTGACTTACATAAAGTAATCTTCCAATAGTAGTTAATTTTCTAGAACTCCCATCATCCATAACATTAACAGTTACAGGAGTTATTGCTTTTCCAACGGAAGGAAAAGTAAGTTTATAATATTGTCCCCCTGTATTACTTATAATACTTGCAGATACTCCCATATTATAAGTATTTTCTATATTATAATATGGGTCTGTATTTACTATATTAGCTATTCTATTAGAACCCGGAAAACAATCCTTAGCAATATATTTAGCAGCCCATCCTTCATTAGCACTTTGAGCATCACGATTCATAAAACCAAATACTCCTAAATCAACAAATACATTAGGAGTAGCACTTTTCTTTAATACATATATATCATCAGAATAAAACTGATAACTATATCCATAAGGAGTAACACTATTAAAACTACTTTGAAGTTTACTATTAGTATCAGTTCCTATTGCAATATCTCTATGTTGGTCAACAATACCATCACATATAAGAATACTTTGTATTTCTTCATAACTTATAAAGAAACCTACAAAACCTTCATACATAGGAACTTCTCTAAAAGTAAAGTTTCCTTTAATCTTATGAGGAGTTCTAAATAATCTATCTCCATTATTATTAGTATAAGGACAACAGAATATCATATTCCAATACGGATTAGCATGAGTAGTATTACCGTTAGTAAATCTTGGGTCAAGATTAAACCAATAATAATCTATTTTAGCTTTTTCTGCCATATCTATAAGTCCTAGTTTATCCTTAATAGTAGAAGAATAATAACCGGGATAATCTATCTTAGCTTGTTCGATTGCAGCTTTTACATCAGATACTTTAGTATCATCATAACAATCAAACATAATATCAACATCTTTATTTGTTGAAGTATTATAATATCTTCCTATAACTATTTGAACAGGTATTTTCTCCCATGTGCCATCGTCTTTTTTATGACGATAATTATTATTTTCAATTACTATACCTTCTGTATAACTACCGTCAGGACGAACATAATGAATATAGAATCTGTATACTTCATCTTCTATTGGTTTACCTACATTTAAAACATATCCATCATTTAATCTATTTCCATAGTAATCTTCTTCCATACATACTCCAACAGCAATACTACTAGTATCAATATTGGAAATATCTAACTTACGAGTTTCTTCTTTATAATTAGCAACATATAATCTATTATTATAGTTACACATTGTTTTTATATTATAAAGATTGAAGTTATTAGCGGATATTAAAACTTCATCTACTGAAATAGATTCTTTACTACTACGATTTCCTGATATTCTATAAATACCTAATTCGTTAAATGAATAAGAACCTAAATTAAATGCTTCTTTTCCATCTTTATAAGTACATATATAAGCTATTTGGAAAGACTTAAAAGTATTTCCACTTTTATTATCTATATTTAAAGTAGCAAATATAGAATTAGCGTTGTATTCAATATCTTCTCTTGCATAGTCTCTAATATCATAAGTAGAAGTAGTATTACTAGGTCCTTGAAGAGTTACAGAAGATATTATATTACTAGTTAGACTAGGAGATAGATAAATAACTACTCCTAAATCTTTCCAACTACTAAATTCATTATCACTAATTTCAAATCTTATAAATAATAAATAAGTTCCATTTCTCATTCTACCACCATATTCTTGACCGTAATCAACAACAGTAGTTTGAGGAATATCAGGATTTAAAGTAAATATATTATCAGAACCTAAATTAGCATTATTAAGATTAATAACTTTAAGAGGAACATCTTCTCTAGGATTACGTTCACTAATAGCTATTATTAAATCACCTCGAACATTATAAGTATAAGTTCCAAATACTTCTCCGCCATACCATTTCCAAGATGTTTCAATTAAAGATAATTCTTTATTATCTTCATTATAACGATATATCTTATTACTAGCAGTAAATATGACAAGTTCTTTAGCACAAGGAATAATACCTACTATCTTTTCGTTTTCATCTAAAGTAACAATAGTTTCTAAAGACTGTTCATTCTGAATAGAATTACCATCTTTAGAAACTATGACATTTACAGCATGGGTAATAGAACCATTCTTTATAAATTCTAACCCATCATCTTTATTTAATTCTTTAACTATTTCCATTAGTCTCTAGGTCTAAATGTTGAATTATAAAAGAATGACGACCAACCTTTATAAGCATTAGCATCTTGATTTTCATTAATAACAGAAGCTCTAGCTCTTTCACGAGAATCTCTCCATAACAAATATGGATTAACTGGCATAGCACCTTGTAAAGAATAAACCTGATGTTTAATTCCTCTACTTAGTAGCTTCCACATACAGAACCATTCAAGTGCTTCAATAAGTTTACCGTTATTAGGAATAACGGGTATATTACAATGAAACGTATCACTATATACAGTCTTAACTGTAAGATAGGATACGGTAACAATATCAGCATCAAAGTTTAATTGGATTGCATTAGCATCCCGAAGATACACGTAATTCTTTCCTTCGTAACCTTCGGGGTCAATCTCAACAGTACGCTTACTTTCACGTTCTCTAGCTCTTTCTCTGTCTTGAACGAAATGCTCGGTAGTACCGGAAGAGCAAGAACATTTACCTTTCTTTAAGGGGGAAATCTCGCAACCCTCAACATAAACTTTAAAAGCATTCATACAACATGGGAAATAAGCAACTCTATCAACAACATCAACAGTAGTTTCTTTTTCTTCATATTGAAGAATACCCATCTCATTCATAGCATCTATACACCAAGCACCCACTCTAGGTATATAATCACTATTCATAATATTGAAATCATTATCAAGTCTTGCGATAATAGTTTCTACGGAAGATAGCTCTTTGTTCATTATTTCTAATATATTTTATAGTGTAACTTGGGTCAAACTTATTAATTAAAGAAAGACGATTATTAATATCAGTATCGACATTAATAATATCTTCAACAGTCTTACATTCAGATAGTATATCGTCGTTACTACGCTTCATGTGAAGATTAGTTCCATAGAATTTAAACAATGGTCTATTCTTAATTGTACCATCAATCATAAGTAACTTACAATAATAAGGATTATCAAGATATTCCACATATTTAACTCCTTCGTATTTCTCACCTCTTAGTAATGCTGCCGTATGGTCTTTCTTATTATAAGGAATAAGTCCTTGTGCAAGAAGATTTCTTTTGTTTAGTTCTGTTTTATAATAGTCAATTACTTTTTTGAACTTAACAACTTTTCCATCAGCAGTGGTAAAACTATCTCTAACTATAACTCTTTCTATGATAAGACAACCAAGTCTCTTTTCAAACTTATAAACTTTTCCTCTTAGAACTTCTTTAGATACTTCTCTAAAGAATAACTTGCAATAGGCTTCGTATTGAGGACGAGTAATGTTCTTACGATGTTTAATTCTCTGTTGTCTTATCTCATATTCTTTTATTTTACGAAGTACTCTAAAGTATTGTTTTAAGTTACGATATATATTACCGTATCTTAATTGTTTAGAAGAATCGAATTTGACGAATTTAGTATCTATTGCTGTCTCCATCTTTCTATCAACATCTAGTTCGTCAGTATTCCATTCCCAATAGTTATAGACACATACATCAAATATAGCTTCAATAGCATTTCTATTCTGTTCAATAGAATATTTGATTTTATATAATAAAGATTTGTATCTAGCTATCTTTTCGGACACGAGAACATAATCCTCTTCAGCTGTCTTTATAAAACTAGTATACATATTTCTGTGGTCGTATCTTTCACCGCTAGCCATAATTATACTTCTATTTGTTGTTTATTTATATCATCCTTAACTGGGACTTCATTAGTTACTCTCTCTACATTAAGTAGATTACGTTTATAAATTACATCTTTGATTCGTTCTACCATATCTTCGGGAATGATAAACTCATCATCATTATCGAAGTTAGATTCAACTCCTTCTGTTGTTTCAACAGGAATTTCAGTAGGTATTTCAAAAGGTGATTCAATAACAATATGTCCTAGCGGTTCAATCAAAGGATTACCATTGCTATTAACATATAGATAACCATTGATATAATCATAACTTAGACTAGTACACATTCCTGGCAATGCTTTATAAAATTGAGCATTTGCTTCTTTAATAAACGGAATAGCCATATTATCATAACCAACAGTACGAACACTAACAAAAGGAAGATTATTATCAAGACGAACTGGTCTAGGTATTCTAGTCTTGCTTCTTTTAACTTTATACTTCGTACTTACAAGACTTTGAAATATATCTCCGTCAGGAATATTAATAAGACTTATCCTATATCTCTGCATTAATATCTTATCGACATTAGCATGACGCTCATAAGTCTGTCTTATCTGTTCATTGAATGTATGAATAACCGCACTACGAATAGTTTGTCTCGTAGTAAAGTTATTAGGCTGATGAATAGCATGAGCTATTTCAGATACAATTTGATTTAATGAAGCCATATTACTTTTGTTTTTGAATTAGTATTATAACAAATATAGTTATTATATTGGTATTAACAAGACGTTTATTAATAATTTTGATTCAACACTATTATCTAGCTTACTATCTAGCTTACAAGCGTTCGCATTGTAAACATTTTTATACACGTGACGCATTTTAAGACCCGTGGTGGCACGCAATACTGTCGGATAATAGTAAGTTAAGGAAAGGTACTAAAGTCCTATGGTGAGCTTCTATGAAAGCGTAGGAAGGTGGGACATACTTTTTATTCCCCCATAAAGGAGCGTGTATACTGAAAGAGCCGACTATCTCTAGTCGACTCTCACTTGTTAATCTTACTAATAGTACTTATATGTTTTCAAATACAACTATTTGATTTAACTTATTTGAAAATCTTGCTTTTAAATGTTTTCCAGTACTACTTAAACTTTTTCTTATTCTCATTCTAGTAATACCAGTAATATATTCTGCTTCACTAATAGTTTCAACTTCTATTACTTCTTTAGTATTAAAGAAACGTTATTCTAACGTTTCTTTCGCTATACTTAGCTTGTTTAAATCTTCTATTTTCACTTGCTAACTTATTTCTATTCCCATAATTTAAATTGTATTCATAAGTACACCATTCAAGATTATCAACAGCATTATTAGTTCTACATTCATCTTTATGGTTAATACAAAGATAATTATTAGGATTAGGGATAAATGCTTCTGCAACTAGTCTATGGACATTCCTACTTATTCTTTTCTTATTATTCATAAGTATAACATGGTAATATCCATGAGAAGTACTAGATTTTAATATTAAACCTTTTCTGTTTCTAACTCTTCCTAAATTACTAACTTCGTAATTAGGAGCAATTTCAATTGTTTTCCAAATCTCTTCCATAACCGATTTTTATTCCGATAGTTAATAATTAAAGATAGAAAGAAGAGTATCGGAAACTCGTTCGATAGAGTAGCTAATTCTATCTATCTTTCTATCTTATTAAATCAATGTTTATAATCTATTCCTAATTTCTTTATTATAGGTTTAATTATAACATCAAATGCTACAAGAGATAGTATTACAGAATTTAATACTATTCTTACATCACCTAGTTTCATAGAATAATAAATTATTCCTAGAAACAATGCACATACAAGAGTTACTATTCTCTTTTGCCATACTAAGACTGGTTTCTCTCCATTTAATTTATCAATAACCTTAATCGCAAAATACGCAATTATGTTAACACAGATAACAAATGCAAAATCGAAACTAGTAGTAGTAGTACGTAGAATTTCATTAAGTATATTCCCGAAGTCCATATTACAATAAGAATAATAGAGTACCTAGGATAACACTTAATAGCACACCTGCTATCTTTACATAAGATACAACTTTCACAGGAAGAATAGTAGTAATCTCTTTCCATGCGAACACTATAATAGTAATAGCTATTATAGTTACAAACAACACTTTAACAAATATTCCCATAAGCATTAAGTTTTATATTACAGATGTAAATATAGGATTTTATTTTAAAAAGAAAAGAGAGACTACTATTATTTAGTAATCTCTCTTTAGGAATATAACAGAACTTGTATTACTTTAATTCATTAAAGTATTTCCAGAGTTTATCTTCTCCGAAGTCTACATCATCAAACCAAAAGCTGATAGCACTCTCGAATATCATATCGTCAAAGTTTCCTTTTCCGAACCACTTCTCGAATAATTCACAGTAGTCGTGATATTGAGCATTAATAGCTACATAAACATCAGCAACTTCTACTTCATCTTCTAGTTTATCTTTGAATTTACTACAAACTTCGTGAGCTTTCTGCATATCGTATTTCTCACCGATATATTTCTTACCATCTTTGACATGGTACATTTCATCAACAGTACGTTTAGCTTCCTGTTTATTAAAATGTTCATCACCATAATCATTATAACGTTCGTTTCCATCTACTCCAAGCATTTGCATAAGAAGCATACGTTCTTCTTCATCGTAGCCATGACTTCCATCATAACCTCGACTTTCATCATATCTATGACGTTCACCGTAACCTCTTTGTTCATCCCTGTCGTAGTTGTCGTAAGTCTTATATCCAATACGATTCATCATTCCTCTTCCACGTCCGCTACGACCACTTCTTCCGCGACCGCCACGAGCAAGGAAATCATTAATTCGTTCGTACATTTCGTCTCTCCGAGAACGAGCACGAACATCTTGGTCTGTCTCGTATGGTACTTCTCTCATAATAATATTACTTAGTTAATAGTTGTCTGAATGTTTCCAAATCAGACTGGTTAAACATAATTCCTTTATTAATAAAAGGAATAGAAAGAGTTATGTTACCGTTAGAGATGTTACCATTACCTAAAACTGGAATATTAAAATCAAAGTTAGGAATAGATTTGATTATTTCAATCTCTTCGTCAACTATACCTTCAATATCAATCTTTCCGTCTTTAGCAATAGTATTGATAAACTTATCAAAACTATCAATGTTATTAATAATTGCACGTTTAGCTAAAGGCTTAACTAACTTAATAGCTGGATTAGATTCGCCAAGAATATCTATCTGATTAACAATGTAATCTTGCAGCTTTTGTTTTACTACACTTACTTCTACCATTACTTCATAGTTTTAATAAATTCATCATAAGTAAGAGAAGGATTCTTTGCACTAGCTTCTTTAAAAGCATTGAACAATTGCATCTCTCTTTGTGACATCTCGATTATACTAGTCTTTAGATTCTTAACTAACTTTAGTTGATTATCTAAAAGAGCTTTGCCTTCCGGACTATTCTCAATATTAGCTCTTACTAAATTAAGAACTTCTGCTTGAACCATAGATTGAAGATTATTATAATTAGCTACATATTCTTCATTAGTAGAAAGCATACTTCTTTGTTCATTAGTAAGAGGTTCAATCTCTGCATCAATCAAGTCCCAAACACTTACTTTAGCAGTTTGTTGAGGACTAACTTGTTGCAAAGTTTGTTGTCCATTAGCAGCTTGTTGAATCTGTCTTTGCCTAGCTTCAATAAGTCGCTTCTGTTCTTCTAAATATTGGATTTGGTCTGTAAGACTTCCAGTATTTAATAGAGGGTCTGCTCCTCCCAGTATAACTTGATTAATAGGTAACATAACTTATTCTTTAGTTGATTAGTAATATTATGTAGCAGGAGTACTAGCAGTTTGAGTAAACCCGCACGGTAGACAACCATTGGCATTTCTACCAACAAGACCTGTTGTAGTAGGCTCATTAGGTAGACAAGTAACACCATAGATAACATTACAAGTCTTTTTATCGACATAATTGATACCTGCGGTGAACGCTCTCTCGATTTCGCACTGGATAAGTTTATCCTGATAAGGACGAATAGCAGCACTAACAGCAACTTGCGTTTTAAGTTCACTAATTTCTGCTTTGAGAGAATCGTAGTTATCACGGTTTCCCTTGTACAGCAAGAAGTCTGCATCAATCTGTGACTTATACAAACCGAACATTTCACCATCTATTACCTGACGGTCTTGGAAGCGTTGGTTCTGTTGAGTTAAAGCCCACTGATATAAACCACCCTGCAAAGCAAGAGTATCCTCACAAGATTTACTCCATGCTTGGAAAGCAGTAGGAGCACTGGCACTTCCCATTCCAGCACCAACTACATTAATGTTTGTAGAACCATCTCCCATAAGACCTGCACCAGTTCCGAGAACACCAGCAGAACGACGATTACCAAATAAAGCCCAAGCTCCAAGAGCAGTACCGATAATACCAAGCGTAAGACCTGCATTAGCTTTACCGTTAACATCACGGCGACCATAACCGTCCATCCCTGCACCATTATAACCTTCGGGAACGACTTTAACTTTTTCAATTACTTGCATAATAAATAAGGTTTAGATTAATAAATTAAGAATATCTTATAGCAGCTACTATACACTCATAACAAAGAATAATATAAGAAATTCGACCATTAATCTATTTTAGCTATAAATAATAATTTTATTAAAAGTTAGGTATTGTATGAACAAAATAAAAAGCCCTACTTGTTATAAGCAGGGCTTAGAGTTAAGCAATAAAAGTAATGTCATTCCTCTATGGGGGAATCTTCTATTACCTCATCTTCTTTAAAATTCCATTCAGGACTTGACAATAAAGTAGCAAGTGCTTCATTAGAATAAGTTTCATAAGGATATTCAATACTAATAATTTCCAATCCTTCTTCATCAGTAGTAACTGTTCTAGTTACTTTTTCAGGAAACACTTCTTTATAATGTTGGCACTTCATCAATACTTTGTCTTTACTAACATTACTACGAGGAACTAAATTAAGTTCATCAATCTTTGCTGACTTCTCTTCATCTATATCAGCAACAGGAAATACAATGTAATCAATCATAATCTTTAAATATTAAATATTAAACTTAATGTATACATAACTACTGCAATTATAGCAAGTATTATATAAACTATCTTGAGTAGTTTATAAGGCATTATTTTCATTTATTCATTTTTTATAAATATTGGGTTATTTAAATCAATTATTTCATCCTTTTCCATCAGGTTCTTTAGGAAGTTAATTTGCAGTAACGAGATAGTTTTGGAATATAGAATTGTTTTATAGATTATTCCTTTCCAACGTCTACTAAGTATTAATCCTAGATTATCTCCATTTTCACCTTTTATAATAGGATTACCATTATAACTTTCAGGAGTTAAATAAATAATCTTAGAATCGTCTCGTTTTATCTGATTTAACTTACCATAACTATAAACATAATTTACACCATTATTATTATGTTCTAATATAAAAGCATTTCCAATTCCGTTATTATATACTTTATCTCCTTTAATTATTAACATTGACTCATTGGTTTCTAAACCCAATATTTCTCTTTTAATAATGAACGTGAAGTCTGTAAGTATAGGAATATTCTTATTGTTAGTAAAATCAGATACTCCATCGTAAGCTAAACCATTTTCATATTCAGGAAGAACTTCGATAGTAATATCACAATCAAATTCTTTAACTCCTTCGGAAATAGGAGATACTGTAAATCCTATCCATACACCATCATGTAATGAATCACTTGGAATATAAGACTTGGGTAATTCATGAGTACCATTTTCTAAAACCGCTGTGGTTTCAGAGATAGCATCTTCTGTTTTTAAATACCTATACGATAATTTACTTTTTCCTTCAAGTCCACTTACTTTAATTTTAAAAGAAGGTATTTCTTTAACATTAAGAAGAGAACCATTTAGTTTTACATAACTAAACAGTAAACCGTTACCTGCAATTAACGCTTTAGTGATATGTAATTTATTATCATCAATATTCCATGTAAAAGTCCCTGTTGGCATTTGTTCCCAAGTTTTATTAGCACCAAACACAACAGGATAACCATTATAGCCACTCATACCTTCGTAAGCATGATTATAATTAGTAATATCATAATCACCTACGGCTACACCTCTTTGTTGAATAGTATCTCTATCAGCATCAAGATTAGTTTTGCCATAAGCATCCCAGTAATAAGGAGGTAACTCTACCTTAACTTCAATACCTACATACTCGTTTAGCTCTTTAATCTTGTCGTCTGTTGAGATGTTGTCGAAGAGCACGAAGTCGTAGAGAGCCATTTGAGCAAAAGCACCATTGAATACACTTTTTCCTATACAAATAGTAGAATTATTATCATTGTTATAACCGTTAATACTACTTATATTATGAGTTATATTTTTTAGATTATTAGTAATTATATGACTATTTAATATTCCATCTATAAAAGTTTTTCCTCCTTCATTTCTAAAATTATAAGCTATTGTATCTGGATATGTAGAAATAGCTAAATCATAATTACCTTGTATATTAGAGTTTCTTTGGTCATAAAGAACTTCATCATCTACTCCATGCCAATTCACCTTCATCAACACCTGTTTACCTCCACTAGATAAAGTAGGAATAGTAACAAAGTCGTCCACGCCATCTAAACAGTATGCGCCTTCGTATTCACCGATTTGCTCGATAACAAGATTAGACCAATCAAGATTAGGACTTTGAATAACAAATCCATGCTCTTCTTCTGTATTAGTTCTTGCAGGTAATTCATTTATTCCATTTACTAGATTTAACCAAACTCCTCCTGTATATGTAAGCATGCCAGTTTCAGGTATTCCAGATACTTTAACCTTATAAGCTGGAGAAGGATTGTTAGTACGTCCTAACCAAAATCCTTGATTATAATTAAAAGACTTATCAAGATATATTTTACTATCGGTTCTTACTATACCTTTAATTCCATCATCTTTCAAGGTAGTAAAATCAACTAAATAACCATTAACTCCACTATTAAGTTTGTAAGCAGAATTATTTATCTTACCGTGATTACCGTGTCCGGATATATCAGGAATATGACCTAATATCTTATAGCTAGAGTTAGGAATACGTAGTAGTCTAGGAGATAGGATGCATTTAGGTTCATTATTGTCAAAATCCCAAGTAGCCGTACAAGTAAATACCATTTTGCTTTTCAACAACATAACTATTTCCTTCTAATGGTTTTCCATTTAGTTTATAGTTATTAGTATTATACAGCCCTGCTAGAATATTTGCATTAGATACTGACTTAGTTCTAGTAATAGTATTTCCAACTTTTGCTTTACCACCCTAAGAAATTAAATTACCATTTTCATCTGTAAATCCAAATAACAGTGGATACGGTTGCTTAATGTCCTCGTATCTGATGTACTCGTCAATAGTAATATTTACTTCTTGTGGAGAGTCATAATTATATATATGACCAATATTAAAAGCCGTATCATCAACGATACTTCTTCTATAATCAATATTTACTCCGTTAAATGTAAATACTGTAAGTTCATCAACATTATTTTTTAGATACAAATTGGCTCTAAGATAAGCATCTTTGGGTATATAATCTCCTATATTAATTCTCTTTTCAAAATTATTTAAATAAAAATCTAACTTATGATATTCTACATTACTTTTAATAATAGGATTGAACAAAACATATTTTTCATCTTGTTCAATAGTAAGATTTATCTTCTGTGGGGACTTATCTGTCACATAGCCTAAAATATCATAAGCATTTCCACCTCCCGCAGATGGTACTACTTTAATATCTGTAAGAGATGATGACACAACGTTAGCAATTGTATAAGGGGACTTTAAATTGGTAGTTATACTAATTTTAGAACCTACTGGTATATAATCTCCGGGTTTTAAATTAATCCAACTACTTCCTTTTATATGATAGTATTTTATAGCAGTTATTCTATCATCATGTTTTATAACAGGTCTAAATTCAACCATATTAGGATAAAGCGTACCCAGCTTGTGTTTCTTCAACTGACGCTCTATCAAGAACTCGGACATACTATATGGAAAGGACATGAGAGAATAAATAGCTCCGTTGAAGAAACGAGAATCATTATCCCGAATTGTTCCTAGCCATAATTTATCACTATCCTTAGATGTTCCGATAGTTAAATCTTTCCCATTATAACTATATGTTGATTGATAACTTATACCTCTAGTAAAATCAGTATTAGCAACTTGTCCATTATCTTTATAAAAACTCCAAGTACTTATCTTATCAGGAGCAGCTAAATATTCAAATATAAAAGCTCCATGCTTAGTTGCGTCTGCTGAATCCTCGGATTTAGAAGCGACTACTCCGGCTGTATCACCAATAGATATTATTTGTCTATCTATAATGAAAGTATAATCCTTGTAAACCGGCATCCCTGTCACCTTACCGAAGTCATTTACTCCGTCAAGGCAGAGAGCACCTGCGTGGGAGGGAATCTGGGTGATGGTTATATCACAAGAAGCATTATAAACGTTCTCTCCACCAAAACGTATATCTATACTTGTAGTATCATCGGGTGGAGTTACAGTGTATATACCATCTTCCTTTATTGAATGATAATCAATAGTGTTTGCTCTATTTACTCTAATCTCTACTGACAAGCCATAACTCTTATATAAATCTGTTATTCCTTTAAAGTCAGCCGAATAAGTACCATTGATAGAATCATAATAAACAATACGAGCGTATTTATTCCCT